CACAGGTTCTACTGGACCTACAGGTAGTGTTGGCGTCACAGGGCCTACTGGATCCACAGGCAGCGCCGGAGTAACTGGAAATACAGGCTCTACGGGCGTTGCAGGCCCTACGGGAGCCACAGGTAGCACTGGTGCTACAGGCTCGTCTATAACAGGCTCTACGGGCGCCACAGGCGCTACAGGAGCCACTGGCGCAGGCGGTTCTCTAGGCCATTACGGCAACTTCTACGATACCACCACCCAGACCAATGCTGGCGCTACAAGCGCTAACCTCATCACCATTAACACTAATGCTGGCTCTAGCGGAGTCAGTATTGTATCTGGTAGCCAGATTACCTTTACCTATGCTGGCACATATTCCGTCAATCTGCTTGGTCAATTCATTACCACAGGCGGCGGTAGCAACTATCAGGTCAACGTCTGGTATGCCCTTAATGGCACAGCGGTAACTGAATCAACCGCAATCTTTACCACCTCTGGCGTTAACAATCAAGTGCTTGCCAACATCGAAGACTTGGTTACTGTCAACGCTGGTGACTACATCCAATTCTACTGGTCCTCACAAAATACATATATGGAGTTGCTTGCCGCATCAGCAGGTTCATCTCCAACTCGTCCCGCTTCCCCAAGTGTTAACCTTCATGTCGAACAGATTATGTACACGCAACTTGGACCGACAGGAGCAACGGGTGCCACAGGGTCAACGGGAAGTACTGGAGCCACAGGAACAAGCATTACTGGCCCAACTGGCCCAACTGGTTCCACAGGTGCAACAGGCACAGCAGGCACCAACGGTGCGACAGGAGCTACAGGAGCGACTGGCGTTACTGGACCAACAGGGTCGACAGGTGCTACTGGCAGCACTGGCACGGCTGGAGCTACAGGGCCTACTGGATCGACAGGCGCGACAGGTTCTACGGGAAGCACGGGAGCAACAGGCTCGGCAGGCACAAACGCCACGGCGTACCCAGACATACTAATCTTCGGAGCTATGTGATACAATAGACGCGAATGTCTATTAAGATAGCTGTCTACAGCATAGCGCTTAATGAGATTAAGCACGTCGAAAGGTACGCAGCCGCTACGGCTGGTGCCGACTATGTAATCGTAGCAGATACAGGATCTACAGATGGCACACAAGAAGCGCTCCGCAAACTCGGTGTTACGGTTTATGATATTAGCGTTAATCCTTGGCGCTTCGATATGGCTCGTAATGCGGCTCTATCGCTCGTACCAAAAGACGCGGATGTGTGCCTAGTCCTAGATTTGGACGAAGTGCCTGAACCAAAGTTCTTTGACAAGGTACGCAAGCGCTGGGTCAAAGGCTCAGACTTTGGCTGGATAACTATTGACACAGGCTCTAAGTCAGCCCGTGACAGACTGCATGGTCGCAATGGCTGGCATTGGAAATATCCTTGCCACGAAATTCAGTTGTGGTATGGCCAAGGCGAAGCTAAGCAAGTTGATATTACCAATGCGCTTATCACGCACATGCCAGATAACTCTAAGTCCAGAGGACAGTATGTGCCACTGCTTGAGATGGCCGTCAAGGAATTTCCTGACGATGCTCGCATGTGGACATACATGACCAGAGAGTATTACTACCACAACCGTTGGGAAGATGTACTTGCCGCAGGCAAGCGCAGACTTGAACTAGATGGTTGGGATGTAGAAGGTGCAGCAACCTGTCGTTGGATGGGCGAAGCTGCTTACCAGTTGGGTCAAGATGCTACCCAATGGTTTGAAAAAGGCGTAGAGATATTGCCCACCCAAGGTGAACCTTGGCATGGTGTGGCGATAGACGCATACCGCAAACAGCAATGGCAGAAATGCCTAGATGCATGTTTGACAATTATAGATCTTCCCCGTTCTGCACACTACTGCTATGAAGCTCCAGTTTGGGACTGGAAAGCTCTTGACCTAGCGGGAGTAAGTGCCTACAACTTAGGTCATAAGCACGAAGCTTTGACCTTTGCCAAAGAGGCAGCCAAGGCCAATGGTCCTGAGCAAGAGCGCATATTGCGCAATATACATTTTATGGAACAGGAGTTACATGTCGCATCAACACGTAAGCAAGGTAACCAAGTGGGGAATGGATGAGAGTTACAACTCTATTCCCGTTGAATATGGTTGCACTGGATGCGACGAAGTTTTCACAACTCCGCCAGTGGTTGAAGAAACACCATCGGATCATCTTAACCATACTGATTATATCGATGGCTGCTTTGGCTGCAAGCTCCGCACACTAGAGCTAAGCACAGGCGATGCTGGCCGAGCTGACAGCATGAGCAACAAGAAGTGGAACGCAGAGCTGAACGCCTACGCGGATGCTCGCTCACAAGGTATTCAGCCAGCAGGCACAACCATGAAGGCAGTCCAGGAAGCTAAGGCTGCTAGTGACAAGCTTGGTACGGCGTACAACGCAGAGTATATGCCAGCCGCATCAAAGATAGATAAACCACTCGCAAACACTATGAAGGAAGTTGGTGCGCTCTAATGGCAGCAGCAAAAAAGGGTATGGGTTTTGCCGCAGCGGCAAAGTCTATTTCTAAGAAGCAAGGTATTCCTATGAAGAACGCTGGTGCAATTCTTGCAGCTGGCGCTCGTAATGCAAGTCCAGCAGCAAAGAAGAAAAACCCAAACCTCAAGAAAGTTAAAGGTAAGTAATATGTGCAAAGAATGTGGCTGCGATAAGAACGCCATTGGCAAGCTTGACGAGAAGCTCACTGGCAAGCCAACCAAAACTCCTTATGGCGAATATAAGGGCGTAGGCGGCACTAAGTAATGGCAAAGACAATCAAGGTTGGTGGTAAGACTCACACCATTACCAAAGATGTGGTTGTCAAGCATAAGAGTGGCAAAGTTATTGACCTAACCAAAGTGGCTGGAGTTAAGACCATTGCCGCTGGTGTTAAGGCTACAAAGAAATACCATTCCAAGAAAGGCAAGTAAATGGCAAATTACGGCGGGTTGTCTACGGTGTATCACATCAACCGTTTAGCTGGCACTATTATCAACGGCGTACCTCAGTACGACTTTAACGGTGCTTGCGTAAAATGGGCTGACGCTGTCATCCCTGGCCACAATGCAACCCGTGGTATTGACGCACTCAACCAGATTTACGCTTACCGCAATGGCGGAGTGAACCTCAAGTTAGACACACCTGGCGTATTAAACGCACTGGCTGGTACCTACGGTATTGGCGAGGCAGAAGCAGCAGCAAGGATTGCATCGTGACTTTATTCTCTGATTTAATTGATGAGACGGCACTAGCCCTCACAGGCTATACCTCTCGCCAGGACCAAGCCACATTCCTTACTGCGGACCTAAGTGCCACAGCGACTACCTTTACGGTAGCCGATGGAACAGTCCTTACACGCGGTATTGTCGAAATTGACGAAGAGCTAATCTGGGTTGACTCGTTTGACCGCACCACCAACACTGCGACCATTCCGCCATATGGTCGTGGTTTTAGAGATACAACCCCAGTGCCACACACTGCGGGTACACGCGTTACCATCACTCCTTCATTCCCACGGGCCATGATCCGTAAGGATATTAACGAAGCGATTGACGCTATCTATCCAGACTTGTTTGGCGTGTACTACACAACCTTCCCATTCATTGCAGCTCGTACTACCTACCAGCTACCGCAGGAAGCTATCGACGCTTTGGCAGTATCGTGGCAGACCATCGGGCCTTCTTTAGAATGGCTACCAGTTCGCCACTACCGCATTGACCGTACAGCTAACCCACTAGCGTGGAACAGCGGCAAGACTATCTCCATCTCCGATGGAATTATCCCAGGTCGTACTGTTCAGGTTGTCTACACCAAAAAGCCTACTCAGCTACAAAACGATAACGATGACTTTACATTGACTGGTTTGCCAGAGTCGTGCCGTGAAGTAATCATCCTTGGCGCAGCGTATCGCTCAGCTGCCTATATTGACATGGGCCGTATCCCAGCCATCACCGCTGAAGCGGATGCGCAGCAACAGTCCAACCCAGTTGGCTCTGCTACCAACATGTCTCGCTATTTCTATCAGATGTACCAGCAACGCTTGCAGGTGGAAATTCGTCGCCAGCAAGAACAATATCCACCACGCACACACTACTCTCGCTAAGGCAGGCAGATGGCACAAAATAGATATTACAGCGCTACGGCGCAGGATACGACGCTCACTTCGGCGATGACTAACTCTGCCACCACCATGGTGGTTGGAGCTACTGTAGGTTACCCAGGCAGCTTTCCATTTGTGCTTGCTGTTGACTACAACACCTCTGCCGAAGAGCTGGTACTCGTTACCAACATTTCAGGTTTGACCCTGACGGTTCAGCGTGGCTTTAACGGAACCACTGCTCAGGCTCACAACTCTGGTGCTGTTGTCCGTCACGTGATTACAGCTCAGGATATGACAGATGCTGGAGCGCACATCGGCTCTGGCCCTAATGGCGTACACGGTATTACGGGTGCCCTTGGCACATTCTTAACAACTCCAACCTCGGCTAACTTGGCAGCCTTGCTGCCAGATGAGACAGGCTCTGGATCGGCAGTATTTGGCACAGCCCCAACCATCGGCTCAGCGGTTCTTACCTCGCCAGTTATCAGCATGGGCATTAATGCTCAGACTGGTACGAGTTACACCCTTGTAGCTGCTGACGCAGCCAAGCTGGTAACGCTCTACAATACTGGCTCAATTACCCTGACTATCCCATCGGGTGTGTTTAGCGTCGGTCAAGCCGTCAACATCCAGCAAACTGGCGCAGGTCAGGTAACCGTAGCCAACGACGGCACATCAACCTTTACGGGTACAGGCACCAAGCTGCGTACCCAATACTCGGCTGCAACCATTATCTGCGTAGCAACCAACACCTTCACCTTGATTGGAGACATTGCGTAATGGCAACAGCATACGTCGTTCTTGGACAGTCCACGCCATCGGCTACTACCTTGACAACACTTGTCACAGGTAGCACCAACGGCAGCATTGTTTCCTCATTTACTGTCTGCAACAAAGGCTCATCATCTGATACAATTCGTGTATCGATTACTAAGTCTGGTGGATCGGCTTATTACCAGTACTACGGTTTTACCGTACCTGGCAACAGCACAATCCACGAAAACCCAGGCTGGACGTTAGCTACTGGAGATACACTTTCAGTGTATTCCACAACGGCTAACACCGACTTTACTGCGACAGGAGTAACGCTCTAATGGCTGTATCATTACTCAATAACAACGCAGTCTCGCCTACCATCAACGTCAATGCCCAGTCTGCTTCGTACACCGCAGTCCTTGGCGATGGTAGCAATACGCTTGTTACGATCAACAACGCATCGGCTAACACCTTCACCATTCCACCAAACTCATCGGTGGCTTTTCCAGTCGGCACTATCTTGAACATTGCCCAGACTGGCGCTGGCCAGACGACTATTACTCAAGGCTCAGGCGTAACCATTGTTTCCAATGGCTCAACCGCTTCGGCTCCTAAGACCCGTGTGCAGTACAGCGGCGCTTCTGCAATTCAGACGGCTGCGAATACTTGGTTAGTGCTTGGAGATATTGCATGATTCTACCTGGCATATTAGCCTCTGGAATATCGGGGCATTTGGGTGGTAACTACACTTCGATTGCTACGCAAACCGTTGGTTCAGGTGGGGCAAGCACAATAACTTTTTCTTCTATTCCAAGCACTTATACACACTTACAACTTCGTATAATTGCGCAAACAAGTCGTTCTGGTGCTATTACTGACGGAATGAATATCCAATTTAATGGAGATACAGGGTCTAACTACTCTCAGCATTGGTTACAAGGTAATGGTTCAGCGGTTACTGCCTACGGTTACGCTTCTCAAACTCGTGGCTGGCTTGGTGGTTCCGGCGGAGCTTCGGGATATTTTTCTGCAAATGTTGTAGATATTCTTGATTACACAAATACTAATAAATATAAAACTCATCGGTACCTTATGGGTACAGACGCTAATGGTTCTGGTTTAATAGAAATTGGTTCGGGCGTATGGTTTAAGTCTGGGACTGGATCAAATATTTCTGACCCAATTAATAGTTTTACAATTCTTCCAGACTATTCTCCTTATGTGCAGTATTCTTCCTTCGCTTTATATGGAGTTAAATAATTATGGCTAGCGCACCAACATATACACCGATTGCAACACAGACGCTTGCATCAAACGCATCATCAGTTTCCTTTACTTCCATTCCAACGACTTATACGGATTTGGTAATGGTTTGTAATCACGGAAATACATCCGCTGGAACAATTTTGTATATGCAAGTTGGTAACGGTTCGGTTGATACTGGTGGTAATTATAGCGTTACAATTTTGGCTGGCAATGGAAGCAGTGCCAGTAGTGGGCGACAAGCCGAAAACTGGATAAGAATAAATGCTTCCGATGGCAACGATTCAACAAATAGCGGCAATGTTTCTACAATAAATTTAATGAATTACGCCAATACAAGTACTTATAAAACATTTCTTTTTAGAGATGGCGCTGCTGCTTCTGGTCGTGGCGTAAGTGCCGAAGTTGGCCTGTGGCGTAGCACCGCCGCAATTAACGCCATAACTTTAACAAGTTATTCTGGTGGTTCAATTCTCGCTGGCTCAACCTTTACCCTCTACGGAATTTTGGCGGCGTAACTATGGCAACTTCAACATATAATCTTATTGCGAGTCAAACAGTCGGAGCAACATCCGTTTCTTCAATTACTTTTTCATCCATTCCGACAACTTATACCGATTTAGCAATTAAAATTTCAGCCCGAGGGGATAATGCAAATATCTATTCTTTAATTTATTTGCGTTTTAATGGTGCAACTTCTGACACTAATTTAAGTTCAAAAGGTTTAGAAGGAAATGGCGCTAGTCCAACTACCTATTCAAACCCAAATCTTTATTTAAATGCGGCTGATGGTGCCAGCGCAACACTTAATACATTTTCAAGCCATGATGTATATATTCCAAATTACACTTCCACTACAAATAAATCAGTAAGCGTGGATGGTGTTTTAGAGACAAATGGAACAACTGCTTATTCTTCAATCCAAACTGGATTATGGATTACAAGTTATGCGATCAATGGGGTAACTATAGTTAACACTTCTGGAAACTTTGTACAGTACTCATCATTTTACTTATACGGCATTACCAATCACTAAGGAGCAATCATGGCAGATGTACGGATTAAGGGTCTATAATTCTGCTATGCCAAAACCTAAAGATACGACTGGCTGCCAGATAGAGCAGTGCGGCAGACAGGTTGCCGCCTGGGGAATGTGCAAGAAGCATTACCATAGGTGGCACCGTTACGGAGATGCAACCTTTGTGACGGTTAGAACCGCCAAACCAGGAACCGATGGCTATATCAAAATAACAGTCAACGGTAAAGGTATGCTCCAGCACAGGCACTTCATGGAAGTGCATCTTGGAAGAACATTATTGCCAGAGGAAAATGTCCACCACATAAATGGCAATAGGGCGGATAACCGTATCGAGAACCTAGAGGTATGGAATACCCGTCAGCCCAAAGGGCAACGAATACCAGACAAAATTAAATACGCTTTAGAAATACTAGAGTTGTATGCACCACACCTACTGAACAAGGAGAACAGCAATGGCTGATGTTATTGAGATTAATTGCGAGACTGGAATTACCACCACTCGCCCACAAACCGCTGAAGAAATTGCAGCAGCCGAGGCAGCAGCCGCACAAGCCGCCGCTGACAAGGCAGCCGCTGATGCAGCAGAGAAGGCTAAGGCAGATGCAAAAGCAGCGGCAATCGCCAAGCTCACCGCTCTCGGCTTAACCGCCGACGAAGTGGCAGCGCTGACAGCGTAAATGGATCCAGAGGATACTGTTGTTCTGTACGACACAGAGGACAAAATCCGCAAGGTTGAAGAATTAAGTATTTGGTTTGGATAGGCCGCCTTCGGGCGGCCTTTACGATTAGGGAGAGTAAGTGGCACTAGACGGTTTTCGGCACATTGCAGAACGCCCTGCGGATCCTATTGGTCAACCAAGTACGGCGGGCAACACCTTTGTCAATACATCCAACAACTTTGACTGCGCCATTGCTGGCCTGCCATTCTTTTTTGGCATTAACGACAAGTACCCTTACAAGCGCGAAACTGCGCAGTACCGTAAGCAACAGGTCGATATGCAGAAAGAGCCTGGTGAGCAGACACTCACTGGCTGGTGGCTACGCGCTCAGTCTAGCTTCCATTATGGCGCTGGTATTCGCTACGAAGAGCCAGTTGAAGGCGACACGGTTAACCTGCGCTTTAACAAATCTGCTGGCGTAGAAGTATTTAACACTGGTCGCGTTGACCTGCTCCCTGATGTTGACCTGCTGTATTCCAGCAGCGGCACCAACATTATGATGGAAGGTGGCAACGATGGCACCAATGACTTTTCTCTTATTGCTGATGGCTCATCGGTCTACAAGGTAACACAAGGCTCTGCCCCTACCTCTGTTACATGGGGTGGCTCTAGCGCAATCTTTGACATTGCCCACGATGGAACCTATTACTATGTTGCTAACGCTACAGGTATTTACAAAGGCCCGCTGACTCTCAGCACCAGTGGCACATTAGTCTTTACTCACCCAACTGCCAACACTGGCACTGTTACCAACGTGAAAATGAACTGGGTCAAGCAGCGTCTTATCGCTGGCGTAAATAACTACCTCTTTGAGATTACCCCCATCACCAGCTACACCGTCACTGGCACAGTGCTTGGACCATACAGCAACGCCAGCATGTCTTATACAGGCAACGTAGCTGTCATTACTACCTCTGGCGTACACAATTTCACCACTGGATCATTGGTTACCGTCTCATCCGTTGGCTCTCCTTACAACGGCACATGGGAAGTACTAGATGTTCCTACCCCTTACCAGGTAGCGCTAAATATCCAGAACGCCAACGTGGCTCCGAACAACTCAGCCACTGGCTCTATCGTTCTTTCTACAAACAACACAACCCCCATCTACGCTCACACTAATGCCAAGTGGGTATGGACTGGCGTATGCGAAGGCCCTAACGCCATCTATGTCAGCGGCTATGTTGGTGATGTGTCTAGCGTGTATCGTCTTTCCCTTGATACAACAGGCGCAGTGCCATTGCTCAACAAGGCACTGACTGCTGCTGACATGCCACGTGGCGAGATTATCCTTAGCCTTGGTTCGTATGTTGGCAAGTACATGGTCTTTGGAACTAACCGTGGTGTGCGTGTAGGAACTATCGACACGTCAGGCTTTGTCTCTTCTGGTTATGTTACCTATGGCCCAATGACTGTTATTACCCAGGGCTATGATCCAGCTACTGCTAGCTACCTCACCCCATCGGGAACTGACGGCTGGGTGAACTATGTTGCCTTTAATGACCGCTTTGCCTATTGCACCGTTAGCAACTATATCGACAACGGAGATGGCACTAAGTCTTCTGGCCTAGTCAAGCTTGACCTTGGCAAAGAAATTGCTGCTAACCAAGTGGCTTACGCCACCAACCTTCGTGCGCCTGCTGGCGTTACAGGAACTGCGCAGGATGTTGCCGTCTATGGCAAGTCCAACCGCATGATGTTTAGCATCCAGGGCAAGGGTGTATATATTCAGACAGACCCAACCAACTCCAATTCATCGGGTCAGCTTGTCTCCAGTGGCTATATCCAGACTGGTCAGATTCGCTACCTTACCTTGGAAGACAAGCACTTCAAGCTCATTAAGGCTCGTATCACCACGCCTGTTACTGGCAAGGTTAAAGTCTCTAGCGTTGACCCAACACTTTATGTCAACGACCTTTTAACTATCGACGAAAACTACGATCTAACTCAAGACATTACCACTGGTATTGACGTGCCCCTTGAGTCACTTGGCTTTAGGTTCACGCTCTATCGCACCAGCGATGGCTTACATGGCAGCACACTCAATGGCTATCAGCTCAAGGCCGTACCTGCTGTACGTCGTGAGCGTTCTATCAACGTTCCCGTTCTTGTCTATGACTTTGAGCAGGACCGTTACAACATGGCCCTTGGCTATGAAGGCTATGCAGCCGAAAGATTGTTCGCCCTGGAAAACATTGAGTCAAATGGAGACGTAGTTGTTCTGCAAGATTTTACAACAAACGAAACGGTCCAGGGAGTTATCGACTCACTCTCCTTTGTTCGCATGTCACCACCTGACCGTCGCTTCAAAGGATTTGGCGGTATTTGCTACATCCAATTCCGTACCACTAACCTCTAAAAGCTAGGCCAGGAATGACTACCAAAGTGGATATAACCACCATCCTTTACAACACTGTCTTTACCGTTGGCGCTACTGCCACAGGTATTTGGTACATCTTCAAGCATGGCGTTCAGAATGTCATCAAGGACATGGACAAGGACAGCAAAGAGGATATTAAAGTTATCAAGCATGAAGTTTTGCCCAACTCTGGCGGATCATTAAACGATGCTATCAACAAGCGCGTCATCCCCATGATTGAGACTTTGGTAGAGAAGCAACAGAATATAGCGGTAGACCTGGGCACACTCAATGGCAAGTTTGAGCAGCATATTCGGGAGCATAATGATTAATCTTTTTAAGAAGAAATACATCCACGAAGCTACTGGCGATGTGCTGACCTTCTCTGAACAGATTAGCTGGAAGATCCAGGGCATTATTCGCAACTGGTTCTTCGTCATCCTTTGGACTGGCGTTACTTTTGTCTGGTGGTGGCAACCTACCTGGTTCACCGATACTCACGCTTACATTAAGTGGATGAACCTAGCCTCATGGCTAGCAGTTACTGTAGAACTTATCATCGGTATTGCCATGATTGGCCAGACCAAGCGCGATGCAATGATTATCCGCCACATCTTGAAGTTAGAGAAGCAGGAGATTGAGCATCTCCAAGACCTATTGGAGAACGATGACAAGCTATGAGCCACGCATAGGCGACTATGGCGTAGTCCGCACTGGCGGTTTTTTCGGCAAGCTCATTCGGTTAGGAACAATATCTCGTTGGAACCATGCGTTTATCTATGTTGGTAATGGCAAGATTGTGGAAGCTAATCCCACTGGCGTTGCTCTTAGCAACCTTAGCGATTACCCATTGGTTGCATGGAACCAGCACGAAGAGCTGTCTGCGGAACAACGCAACGCGATTGTTTATCATGCCAACCTGGCAATCGGACGGCCATACAATTTTGGCATTATCTTCATGCTTGCGTTTCGTGCGTTAGGCGTAAAAATTTTTCCCAAGAAGTTTCTCCACTACCTTGCAAATCATGCTGGGTACATCTGCTCCGAACTTGTAGCAGAGTGCTACCAGAAGGCTGGCTTTCCAGTCTGCGCTAACCCAGATGTATGCAACCCAGGAGACTTAGCAGAGAGGTTGATATGGCAGTAACGTATCCGTTTATTCAAGCACGTAACTACACCAAAGGTCGTGCTGGTCATACCCCACGCCTGATCGTTATTCACACCATGGAAACGCCAGAAACAGAAGGCCGTGCCAAACAAGTAGCCGCATGGTTTGCAGGCACTACAGCACCACAAGCCTCTGCCCACTATATGTGTGACGACAAGCAGGTTATCCAGTCTGTTTTAGAGACAGATACGGCATGGGCTGTCGATGATTATGCTCTAAACCAAGAGTCTATTTCTATTGAGCATGCAGGCTTTGCGGCTCAAACTCCAGCCCAATGGGGCGATGGCTATAGCATTGCAGAACTACACGTTTCTGCGGCCCTAGCGGCCGATATAGCCCGTCGTAACCACATCCCCCTAGTAAAGCTATCACCAGAGGATGTACTGGCTGGTAAAGCGGGTTTTTGCGGACATAACGACATTACCCTTGCCAAAAAAATAGCTGGCGGACACAGTGATCCAGGCGCAAACTTCCCATGGGATGCGTACTTAAAAGCCGTAGCTATGGTACCGTAGTAGGGCTGGGACAATCCAGCTTCTCACTATAGGAGACAGCATGAAATTCAATAAAGCTATCGTAGAACATTACCTCGCAGCGCTTCTCGTTGCTGGAGTATCTATCTGGCAGACTGGTAACCATCACCTCAAGGCTGTAGCCTGGGCTGCTGTTGTAGCAGTTCTCGGACCTGTCGCCGTTGGTGCATATAACCATTTCAAGACAGCCGCTAAGTAATATCGCGCTTGAACCGTCCCTGTGTAATCCGCAAGGATAGGCCAAACGGCTAGCGTGTAGAAAATGCCCCTCGCTTAACAGCGGGGGGTTATTTTTTTATGCCATTTTACAGAATTATCAGTTGATTATTATATATATTATATATTATATATAGGCGCTGGAAGCGCCGTATCTATTTATGTAATTCGCTACGCTCATAGTATAACCATAGGAAATTTTTTCCGTCAATTTGTATCCTCATAGGGCGTGTCGCCTTGCAGGCATGGGGGAATGTCGGTCGCGGGTGCTACACTTCAGCCATGAATAAATCAGATACGCCCCTCATTGGGCACCGTTCGTTTAGCTCGTTCACCTCATGGCTGCGCTGCGGCAAAGCCTGGCAACTAGAACGCGGTCAAGCTATCCAAGGCGATCCTGCCTGGTGGTTTGTCGGCGGCTCTGCGTTCCACGAAGCAGTGGAGAAGTACCTACTAGCTACGTTGGAAAACAATGGCGAAGAAAGAGCCTGAGCCAATTAAGAACCTTGTCGTCGTTCATGGCGAGAAGGCTGACTACACCAGCTTAGGACCTATCCGTGTCTGCCCATGCGGGTCTGACACATGGCACCTCAAAGTCAAGTTCCATGACGACAACACCATTGGCATGTACTTTACAGATATGCAATGTGTGTTATGCTCCAGCCTCGCACAAGCGCCCTATCCAGAACGGGGAGAGTAATGATTAGAACATGGTACGGCAGTTTTATGTACAAGCTTAGCGTCTGGGCAATGGCTCAGTCTATGAAAACAGTTGACTCAGTAGAACTACAATGGGATGGATGGATCGAAGACGATGAGTGCTAGACGAGCAAAGGTAATTAGCCAGGAAGCTTTCCAGAAAGCTTTTGTCGAAACAGAAATTGTCATGCGCAAAGAGCTTGCTCGTCGCATTATGATTGCGTTCAACGATAACGTTGAAGATACATCCGAGAAGGCACAGGGCCGTCGTGATGGCTTGCTAGAAGCAAAGAAAATTATTCTCGGAGAAGAAGTGCCCAGTGAGTCTTGATCTAAAAGCCCTATGGGATACAGCGTTCCTTGACCAGATTGGTGATGTAGAACGCAAGACTGGCACTAACCCAAACGACTGGCGCACTGGTGGTCGCAAGACTGTAGCCAATCCCAACAAGGAAGATAAAGCTTGGTGGGACGAGAACGGCTACAAGATGCTTCAGGATTTTGTATCGTCTTTTGTGAACAACAAGTGGAAGATTTGGATTGCACCTGACGGTAAGCCAGGGGTAGAACTTCCTTTTGAAGTTGCCTTTGGCGATGTAAAGATTAAAGGCTTTGCCGATATGGTGTTAGAGAACTTCGATGGCTCACTCACTGTCGTGGATCTAAAGACTGGCTCCAGCACACCTGACTCATCCTTGCAGCTTGGCGTGTACGCGTCCTGCATTGAGATGCTCTATGGTGTACGCCCACTCTACGGTGCATACTATGACGCACGTGGCGCATGCTTGGAACCATCGGCAGGTATTGAGCGCTGGACCATTCCTGTATTAACGGAGATGTTTGCCCAGTTTGAACGCGGCTTACAGGCAGAAATTTTTTTACCCAATGTCGGCATGTCGTGTCGCACATGTGGCGTAAAGGACTATTGTTACGCCGTCGGTGGCCCATTGGCCAAAGATTTTGACCCACTAGCTAAAGCAAAATAAGGAGAAAGAATATGGCAGCACAAAATAACACCAAGTTCCAGGTCAACTTTAAGTTGGCTGACGGAACGCTTATCAACATCTACGCTGACGATGCGGCTGAACTGGATGCAGCGCTGGCAAACATTCAAGACTCTGCTGCGCAAATCGCAGCAGTCTCTGGCTCATTGGCTAATGCCAATGGTGTACGCAATGCAGTCGTTGGCTTGAACGCTACACCAGTAGCATCAGACGAGCCAGTGTGGGCAGCTAAGTCTGCACCAGCACCAGTGGCAGCAGCACCTGCTCAGCCGCAGATTGCAGGATCAACACCAACCTGCGTTCACGGACCAATGAAGTTCGTGCAGGGTGGCGTGTCATCTAAGACAGGAAAGCCATACAACGCTTTCTACTCTTGCACCAGCCCTGACCGCGCCAACCAGTGCCGTACTAAGTCTGCATAGTTAATGCTATCGCTGTCGCAAGCAGCGGCTAAGTCAACCAATGACCATGCTATCTTGCCTGACCTATTCCCAACGCTTCAGAACGAAGGGATTAGGTTCAGGCGGGGGCAGTTGACAATGATTGCTGGCGCTCCTAACGCTGGTAAGTCATTGTTGGCATTGCACTTTGCCGTTCACATGAAAGTACCAACGCTGTATATCAGCGCTGATACTGATGCTTACACGACTGCGATTCGCGCTGCCGCTATGATTAGCGGTCACAGAGTATCAACGGTGGAAGAAGGCTTTGCCACTGAAGAAGGCACTCAGTTTTATTCGGATCAACTGGATAGCATTAGCCACCTTCAGTTTGATTTTGCACCGTCACCTACTCTGGACGAAATTTATCTAGCCATTGACGCGTATGCTGAGGCATACGGTGAGTATCCCCACCTGCTCATAGTGGACAATGCCATGAACGTTGTGTCTATGCACGAAAACGAATGGTCTGGTCTGCGTGAGATAGCCAAGGCAATGCACCACATTGCTAGAGAGACAGAGGCAGCGGTATTCCTGCTACACCACACCAGCGAAGGTGAGGGTCAGGCAGATATGCCACCGAGTCGCAAGTCCATTCAAGGTAAAATCTCTCAGCTGCCTGAAATGATTATTACCGTAGCCCTTCTGCCTTATACAGGTGAGTTTAGAATTGCGGCTGTTAAGAACCGCTTTGCTAAGAACAGCGCCAGTGGCGCTCAGTATGTATCCCTATGGACAGATGCTTCCCGCATGCTTGTATATAACTACAGATCAACAGAGCAGATTGGGTACGCGTATGGCCAGTAAAGAAGATTACTTTGTCACCGCAGAACATATTGTCCTAGTGGACAACACCCCAGAGGAAATGTCATTGGCGCGTCGTTTCCTTATGAAGCACAACGCTTCCGACCTATGTGAGATACTTGGGCTATGAAGCAATCAGATGCTATTAGGTTTGAAATTTTGCACATGTGCAAATGCGATGACTGCCTCAATGCAAAGCTTGATAAATTCAAGGAAGCTGTAGAGAAGGAGACAAAATGAAACAGAAGGCAAGCCCAGAAAATCCTTGGGATATTTACTGGCAGAAGGCAGCGCAGCGAGATAAGGTAGCTCCGTTTATTCTTCCGCTGGCGCTTGTTTGGTTTATCTTTATTATTGTTCTTTCGATTCATTTAACCAACGAGCATAATAAAAACTCTAAGCCTCAACATGGCGTTGTTAATCTTCAAAATGGCGTAACTGAATTTTGCAATAACGGTACCATGATTTACAAAACCGACAACGCCATAACCACCGAACCTAATAGTGCCGACTGCTAATGAGTACATACGGTAAGCGCAAAGGCTCCGCCTTTGAGACAGATGTTCTTCGGTGGTTTAGGGGAAGACTACCGAAGGCAATCACGGAAAGGCTTGCCAGGGCAGGCGCTAATGACGAGGGTGACCTTGTTCTTATCGTCGCTGGTAAGCCCTACGTGTTTGAGTTAAAGGCAACGGCTAAGATGGATCTTCCCCAGTTCTGGCGTGAGGCTACGGTTGAAGCGCAGAATTATGCAAAGGCTAGAGGACTAGAAGATGTGCCACCATCCTATGTCATCGTCAAGCGCCGCATGGCAGGCATTGACCAAGCATGGGTAGTGCAGACCCTGGAACAGTGGGCGAAGATACATGATTGATTATGGTGAAAGATTAGCCTTTGATAAAGGCTGGAACCATGGCGTTAAAGCTGGTCGTTCTTTGAGTCAGAAGTACGTTAAAGAACTTATCATTCATTTCCTGCGCAGGGATGGTTACATCGAAGCAGCCGAACATATAAGAAAAAACTATGACGAGCAAGCCTGACCTTGCAGCAGTGCTTGAGTCTTACGGTGTATCAGTATCGGATCGTTATGGATGGGTGCCATGCAAGTGCGTGGTACATGATGACAGCCACGCAAGCGCGGCTTACAACTTAGATGAGCAGAAGTACAACTGTCTAGTGTGCCAACTGCTCGGAGACGTGTATGATTTGGTCGCACGTAAAGAGAACTTAAAGGAGTTTGGTGATGTTAAACGCAGAGCAGAGAGCCTTGCTAACGGAAGCAGCGCAACGGTACGCACACAACATAAACGATCAGGCATTGGCTTACCTTCAAGCGCGGGGAATAACTCCAGAGGTGGCAAGTACCTTCCAGCTTGGAAGCGTCGTGGAGCCTAGCGCTGGACATGAGATGGCTGTCGGCATGCTTAGCATCCCTTACCGTACTCCTGCTGGTGTGGTCGGCATTAAGTTCCGACGACTAGATGACGGTACGCCCAAGTATCTATGGCCCACTGGGCAGAAGATAGGACTATTCAATGTCATGGATTTACACCAAAGGTCAGAGACAATCGCAATCTGCGAGGGTGAGCTTGACACGGTTGTGCTTAGTGGTCTTGTCGGCATACCTGCTGTTGGGGTTGCTGGCGTTTCTCAGTGGAAGCAGCACTTTCCAAAGCTATTTGAGTCGTATAAAAGAATACTTATATTCGCTGATAACGACATAAAGGAAGATGGTCGCAACCCTGGTCAGGAGCTAGCCAAGCGTATCAAGGAAGATTTAAATACAGCCACCGTAGTTCACCTGCCAGGCAATCAGGACGTGAATGATTTGTACCTAGCCAATGGCGTGGACTGGTTCTTTGAACGGATTGCTGCGTGAACGTTATTTACAATGAAAATTGTTTGGACACGATGGCTCGTATGGAAGATAATTTTATTGACTTAACTTTAACCTCACCGCCGTACGACGATTTGCGCGAATACAATGGTTATTCGTTTGACTTTGAGGCTATAGCCAATGAGTTATACCGTGTAACCAAAACAGACGGGGTAGTTGTTTGGGTAGTAGGAGACGCTACTCACAAAGGTTCCGAGACTGGCAGTAGCTTTAAGCAAGCATTGTACTTTAAGTCTATTGGTTTTAAGTTACACGACACGATGATATATGAAAAAAATAGCCCCGCTTATCCTGCTCGGGCTGACAGTAATCGCTATACCCAAATCTTTGAATACATGTTTATCTTTGCCAAGGGCAAAGTTATCAATCAACTTATCTGCGATAAGCCAAATAAATGGGCTGGACATAAAGATTTTTCAGGCAAACTTAAAAATCCCGTTCCTGATTTTTCACCACGCAACAATATCTGGAAATACACCACATCTTTTAATGGCGTAAAGCATCCAGCCCCCTTTCCAGAACAGCTGGCAGAAGACCATATCCTTTCATGGAGCAGGGGGGGGGGCATAGTGTATGATCCATTCATGGGCAGTGGCACTACGGCCAAGATGGCAAAGCTTCATAATCGTACCTATATTGGCAGCGAAATTAGCAAAGAGTATTGCGACATAGCAGAAGCGAGGCTTAAAACATGACAACTCTTGCAGGGGTACAGGGCAACGGCTGGTCTGTCATTGGTGCTGACAGCCGCGTCATTGACGACGGCGCTATAGTAGACCTGCCCAAAAATGCTGGAAAAATTTTTAGAAAAAGTGGGTACATCCTGGCTGTCGCTGGTGACTTTCGTACAGCGCAGATTATGCAACACTCTTTTGCGTTTCCTAAGCCGCCTACCGATGGCAGCATTGACGCGCTAGATAAGTTCTTTACTACCGAACTAATCCCCGTATGGAAAGCTGAATACGAGGACATTGGCTACACGCCAGACAAAGATATAGGCAACACTATTCTCGTCTCGCTTAGCTCTACTATCTATGCCATTGGTGATGACTGGACATGGGCTAGAGACAAGCGCAACATCTATGCTGCTGGCTCTGGCGCTGCCTATGCCATAGGCGCTCTCTCTGCATACGGCGTACCTAAGACCGCTGACGAAGCAGTGGCGCAGATTAAAGCCGCTATCAAGATAGCCAGCCAGTACGATCACAATACTTCCGAGCCTGCGATTATTTACAGCCAAGAGTCGTGAAAGAATTTATCGGCGGTCCGCTTGACGGCGGACGAGTATCGCTAGCCTTCTGGGTCTTAGACCAAATCGAATCGCCCATCTCATATGATGATACTTCTATCACATATGTGTGCTATGATTTAGATCCTAATACAGATAATTATATATACAAAGGTGAGAAGACCATGAAAAGGGGTAGGTTGAATGACCGAGAAAATCCAGCTAGTTGAAGAACCAGTAGATGATTTTAGCGTGAACATGTGGGCCATCTTCGATGGCGCTGGCAACCTGCTTCTCAAGAAGCACCACGATTACGGTCCTAAGAATATCTCTCAGTCACCTGGCGGTCCACTCAACGGACTGCGTGTGCGCATGTGGGATAAGTTTGCTCGTATCAACAACCTTGTCGATACAGGCAAAGATGCAAAGAACGAATCGCTACGCGATAGCTTCCTAGATATGCTCAACTATAGCGCCATTGCTTTAATGGTGTTGGACGGGACTTGGCCTGAGTGAAAACTATAGTGGTCGTTAGCGACCTGCAAGCTCCATACCATGACGAGCAAGCCACCACGGCGCTCGCCAAGTTCATTAAGGCATACAAGCCAGATGAAGTAGTAAGCGTTGGAGATGAGATTGACTTTCCCCAAATCAGCCGATGGGAAGAAGGATCAGGCGGAGAGTGGAAGTATGACATTGGAAAGCACCGAGATATTACCGTCCGACTACTTGAGTCACTTAATATCAAGCATATCAGCAGGTCAAACCACAGTGACAGACTGTATAACAAGCTTAAATCTAAAGCCCCAGGATTGCTCGGCTTACCTGAGTTGGAGATTGAGAAGTTCCTCAAGCTTGACGACCTTGGAATTACATATCACCATCAACCCTACGAACTTGCGCCTAATTGGATACTTGTCCATGGAGATGAAGGCAACATCCAGCCTACTGCTGGAGCAACTGCACTTGGACTTGCAAAGAGAGCAGGCGTTAGTGTTGTCTGCGGACATACGCACCGAATGGGACTTACCCATTGGACGCAGAGTTGGGCTGGTAAAGGAAAAACTGTTTGGGGTTTGGAAGTTGGTCACCTTATGAACTTAAAGCATGCTCGTTATATCCGAGCAGGCTTGTTCACGTGGCAGCAAGGCTTTGCTATCCTGCATGTAGACGGTAAAACTGTTACCCCGCAGCTTGTGCCAATCATTAACAAATCTTTCACCGTGAATAAGAAAACATGGCGCTGGTAAAAGTTGGTCTGAGTGTTGGCGATGTAACCTACGCAACCATTGAGGCTGTTGAGCGTTACAACTTTAACCGTGACAACGGTGCAGAAATGTCCAAGGTCAGCAAGACATGGCCAGAGGCTATCGCCCGTGAGATTGGTGGCGTACTAGCAGAGCTAGCAGTTGCGCGCTGGATGGATAAGTTTCCTACCACGCTATTTAAGGACCGCAAGAAGGGTGACGTGGGTGGACATGAGGTTCGCTCTACTGCCTATGCCCATGGCAAGCTACTCTTTCAGAAGGACGACGCGCCCGATAGGCGCTACTTCTTTGTCACTATTGACGGTCACTATACCGCGCTGATTGTCGGCTGGCTATGGGGCTGGGAAGGCTTGCAAGACCAGTTCTGGGATACGAGCATGCCCGTTCCTTGCTACGCCGTACCGCAGAAGTTCTTACATGATCCAGAGGTATTAGATTGACCAACGAAACGTGGCTATATGAAGCACAAGATATTGCAAAGACTGTTGCGCGGCAGGTACACAAGAAATACCACACTTACTTTGATGTTGCGGATGTTAGACAAGAGTGCCTGGTCTGGGTCTTACGCCGTGAGAACAAGGTCAAGGAATGGCTTGATCATCCGCAAGATACTGAAGATTACCGCACTGGTGTTAAGTATCTGGCCAAAACTTTGCAACGCCATGCTGATAAGTATTGCCGACGAGCTAAAGCGCAAGCGGCGGGATACGAATTAAGAGACGAAGCGTTCTATTCTGCTGAGGTTCTTGGCGAGTTGCTTCCCTTTGTCTGGTCAGACAGTGTTCCTACGCAGGATCCAACCAAGGCTAAGGTCAGTGGTGGTGGTAACCCTAGCGAGGGTGGCAACTACATTATCTCTATCTTCGATGTGCGCAAGGCGCTTGCCAAGCTAGAGCCAGATGACCAGTTGATATTGCAGATGAAGTTCCAGGAGCAGTTGAGCTTTGAGGATATTGCAGAGTCGTTGCATATCTCTCGCTCATCTTCTGAGCGTAGAATTAAAAGCGCGCTAAAGCGCTTGATTAAAGAGCTAGGCGGACAGGATCCATGGGAGAGGAAGAGTAGTGCCGAAGTATGATTACCGTTGCAGTATCTGCAACATTGAAACAGAAGTAGAAGGCTCTATCCATGATGACATTGCAGCGCCATTGTGCTGCGGTATTCCTATGTCCAAGGTCTTTGGCGTAGTGCCTATTAAGTTCAACGCTGGTGGTTTTTACTCCACTGATAATCCCAAGCGATAGCACAAACCCCACCAGGAAAGGCTCTGGCGGGGCTATGCTGCTCATTCGCTAGACGGTTGAGCTACCGCGACTAAGGAAGGTTCTCCCCCTAGCTTGACGGAATACTTGGATCGCGTACTGTCGCAACTATACCATACGAGCTGTCGTCTATCTTACCACAATGCTTGGCATAGTCTTTATGCAGTTGGTTGAGTGTGTTGTATGGGCCAATGGCGATAGCTACCTTGATAGACGGATGTACCACGACAGCCATGTAGGCTGTACGGGCAGCAGTAATCTGCTCTACTAACTCCCACACCTTAACAGCCATATCCTCGCTGCTATCTGCGTCTGTTTCCAGTAGCGCAGCCATCTTTTTAATCTCACTTGGCTTAGCTTTCATATCAGGTTAGCCCAGCTGCTGTTGTTTCGCCCGTGGTTGTCATCCAGCATTGGCTTGCCACATTCGGGGCAATCCCAGCTATTCCACTCTTCGCCCACCCACACCATTACGTCCTTAAACTCTTTCTCGCACCATGTGCAGAAAACATCCAGCTCTGTTTGATAATGAGAATCGCTCATGCCAAATCCTTCTTTCTTTCGTCCTCAATCTGTTGTCTAAGAATACTCTCAAACTCCTGCATAAGTTGCCAATACTCTGAGTAAGTTTCGCGTCCGTGCATAATCTCTAGCACTATAGCTTGCTTTTCTGCTTCCCAATGTGGCTCAATAAATTGTTCGGTATTCATGCCAACCCCTTTGCGTATCGGTTGAGGCAATAGCTGCACTCGCTGACTAAATACTCATTGTTCTCAATGGTTTTTTTCCAGACTTTACATGGAAATAATTTACAAACAAGTTTCATTACCAACCCCCTAGACAGTCGTTTGAGTGTGTATGTATGGAGTATTGCAATAGGTATGCGCCCTTGGTTGGTGCGAATAGTTCAGTGCCACACGCACCGCATGATCCGTACCACTCCTGCGCCATAAAATCGTATGTCATTATCGTGCCTTTCTACGAATACGTTTGCGTTCTGCTTCGGTAGTTCCACCCCACCAACCAAGCTGGCTATACTTTACAGCATAGTCCAGACACTCTATCTTCACGGGGCAAGCAGCGCAGATACGAGTCAGGTTCTTAGTGTCCCGATCGTCGCCTTGGCCTTCGCCGCTGGTAAAGAATAGGTCAGTATCTATGCCAACGCAATTAGCTTGGTCTTTCCATAGCTCATCCGCTGGGTCGATGGCAGGATAATATAGCTCATCCATCAGTACCACCCCTTGCGTATCTCATGGCGTAGCGCGAGACATGAATCGTTATTCCAGTGCAGCTTGATATACAACAAGCCCCAACGAATCTGGGTCTGGTAGTTCACCTTGTAATCGCTGCCCATCTGCGCCATCTTCTCTGCTGGTAGCGCTTGCGCAATGCCGATAGCTCTGCCCTGGGTTGTCTTGTCACCGACAGCGTTCACGCGCCAATTACTTTCCATGGTCCATAGACGATTTAGGCAGGCCCACTGCTTAGCGGTTCCACCCTGTCGCTTGTAAAGGGTCTTAGCGTAGCTCTTAGGGCTTGCTATACGCTCTGCCACGGGCTTGACGGAAAAACTAATCCAGCTCATAACGACAAGGACAATAAGGGGAGAAATGCAGAGAAACTTTCTGCGGGTGCATACCCTGGCGTTGGTGCGGGGAGTGGTGGACATACTAAGCCTTTCTGTTCTGCGAATTTGCGTAGCTTTGATTGCCAGATAAAACCAAGATCCATGGTCTTTTCATATGGCGCTACGGTGTGGCGTTCATAGGGGAAAGTTCCGCCCCATATGCCATGCTCATCGCGGTTATCTATGGCTGCCTGAAGGCAGGTCTGTTGGATAGGGCACGTGTTACAGATAGCTAATGCCAGGATAGTTGTGTCAATAATGTCCTGCGACTTTGGCTTTGGCTTTTCTCCCACGTTCACGCGGATAGCCTCTGGGAACCATATATCGCCGTCCATATCCCGACATGCTGCGGGTAGGTCGTAGTTAAATATCACTCGTCGCTCTCCCGCGACGATAGGGCAAACTCCAGGGCAACGCCTGCGAGTGTAGCTACAAAGGCCAGAATAACGACAATCATTTGTCGCTCATTTGCTTTACGGCGCGGATAATGATCTGAATCTCCGCTGAATCACGTTCTAATAGATTTACAATGTCCAAGCGGTCTGCCAAAACGCCTAACACCTCGGCAATGGCTAGGTTCCAACCTTCAGTAAAACCTTCCGAGTGTGCATGCGTGTATTCGTTCGCCTTTTTGGCTTGTTCGATTAATTGATCCGACATGATATAACCTTTCTGTCGCTGAGCTACGGCGATATGCCGTTGCCAATACGCCTCGGTCGGCGTACATGGATGAGATTATGAAATAACCCCCGACATGTCAAGCACGCCGAGGGTTATTTATTGCGGGTTACTTGTCCTGACAATGGCACCGATCCTTCAGTGGTCGCAGACAGTCTCCGCACAGTGGCTCGGTCATGCGCTCACCTGCTCGGCATAAGCTAGCGCGGTCAGTACCTGCACGGCGCTCTCGTGGAAGTGTTGCTCGGCCAAATAACCCTCGCGGTCGTAGAGGCTAGCCTCGCTCTTGTGCCAGCGTATAAGGTCGGATAGGGTCACGATAACACCCCCGTCTTCTCCACCGAGACAGACTCATACAGTGGAATAGTTAGCCCGTTATGATCGGCTACGGTAAGCGCCCAATCGATAATCGGCACGTCTCCTATCTCGTTGTCGTGTTCGTGGTAGCACAAGATATTAATAACCCACTGGCTACCATAAAATTTCACTTCATATTCGTACTCGGTCATAGTTCAGCCTCTTTTCGTGAGATAAGGGTAAATTGTCCCCCGCATGAGCAGGCGATAATCGGCGCTCGCGTGGTGATATGGGTCGCGAGTGAGTCGCAATCGGGGCACACCATTTCATAGGAGATAAACGGCGCAAGGTCGCAGGCGTGGCTAGTGGATCGATCGTACTGTCCGCACGCCCCGCACAAGTTCGCGACGGCGTGAAGAGAACAATAAATATCCCCGTCATCTTCTGTAAAGTAGTCGCGATCCGAATCTGACCAATCACATTCGGCGCATATATAGAGCGCGTTCACTCTTCAGCCTCGCAACATGACGGCGTATTGTATCCCCCGCACGATAGGCACGGGTCATCGAGTGCGGTAACGTCCCAATCTTCCCAATTATATTTAGCGCCTACGGGGGCAAGGTAGGAGACTAAATCAACCCCGCATAGGCACTTGCCTATTTTCGCGTGAGGGTAAGTTTCTACCCCGCCGTAGGGTGCGTGTGTGTGTTCGCTCATGCTTCCGCCCCTTCCAGCTCGCTAGCCTTGCTGTAGGCATAGGCTAAAATTCGATAGGCTAGACCTTGCATAGCTACGAATAAATAGTGAGAGTTAAGATCGGTCAAGGTCGGATTAACCTCGCCACCGAAAAATTCTTGCACCTCATCATCTAATTCAGGACGTGCCCATAGCGCGAGCGCCTGCACGCGCTTATTTATGGTGCTGTAGTAGTCTTCAACCTCGCTGTCGGCGAGATGAATAGAAGGATCGGTGACCGTGTCCTCGGTGTAGTCGTCCTCATCATTTAGCCAATCTTTAGCGCGCCATGCCATGTCGGCAATCTCGCCCACCCAATCCTTGCCCGCTACGTGGTCGGGCATTTCATCCCATAGCTCACCGAGTGAACCGTTAGTGAGATTTTCTTCTGTAATAGTGTCTAGTACTTTCTTAATCTCTTTACCTTGCATTTTTTCCTCTTTCTAGTCGTGAGAGTGCTTGATCTAAGACTCTCGCACCTTCCACGGCGCGAACCGTGGAAAGTACGTCAGCATTAGCCTAAAAATGCCTTGCCGTGCATGAGTACAGTAATCGCGATAGCGGGGGATAGGTAGAAGGCTATCCGAACCACTAGGCGGACATGATAATAGACGGGTGGGTGTTGTCGCTTCATGCGCTCACCTTAGCCTTTAACGATCCGCGACGTACGCGGGAGATTCGATACTGTCCGCCTTGCCAGACGGTCATGGTGACGGCGTAATCTTCCGCCTCTTGCTTAGAGTTAAACTCATATGGCATAACGCCCCGTCCGCGAATTTCGACGATATACACCACGATTAAGCTACCTCTCCACGATAGACAAGCTCGCCACGGTTGATAGCGTGGAATGTATCGTAATCGCCGTGTAGGCGTGTGCCATTCTTAAACTGAATGGTGCATAGGCGGATCTTTCCGCTATAGCTTGTGCTTATTGAGCTAATCTTGCTCATATCCAATTTAACGGGATTTTTCACCACTTTATAGTCTCCTTCTAGTCTGTCGGCTTGTGCCGATAGCCGAATTATGCGCCTACCGTGTAGGCGTGTCAAGCCACCTTCACGCATATTTTGATAACAATTTGGTAACGAAACTCTCCCATTTTGCCAGATCCTCGGGGGTTGTCGGGGGCTATCTTGTGTCTGATTATCCCGTGGGTTGTGTGCAGGTTGTGTAGGGACAGTCATCCCACCAGCCCCGAAGCGCCCCCAATCAACTACCAATCGCCAGCCAATAGCCTTTATATACACAAGATAAGCCACCAATCGCGCACAATCCGAGCGCCTCAATCCTCGGTCTAAGTCTAAACTTACGGTGTAAATGTAGACAAAAACGCCCGCAAAGTCTAACTATCGACTCGGGGGATTTTAACAGTGAGTGTGACTATGTATTACTATCAACCAAACAATTTTTTCTAAATATAGGATCTGCGGGCCAATGTGACAAAAATCTTTTTTCTGAAAGTAGTATAAAATACTGACTTTAGATATTGTGATGTAATTCACAGAAATAAAAGCGGGACAAAACAAGTTTTTTGACCCTTAATATATATAGAGGGTTTTGTAAGCATGGAAAAAACCCGACAGCTAAAACGGGGGCTACGCCCCCTTAAATAAACCTATGGTAACCAAGCGGAGCTTGGGTATGTATAGATCATATATATGACCATAGGTATATCGTTTTCCACAGGCAGGGCTGCGCCCAGCCCCCTAAGTTATTTCCATAGGGATTACCATAGGGTCGGCATAGCCGCCCCGTCAGGTTACCAACCGTAGGTTGATGACCCATAGGCCGCGCGCTAGTCGCGGCGGGATATTTAGGGTAGGTGAGATGTATGGCTAAGCCATCGGCGAATAAGTACAAGATCGCGCCAGACTCAACTATCTCGGCCAGCCAGGCCAAGCAGGTCATCGTTGAGATGATTACCAAGGGCTACAGCATCGCAGATGCTGTTAAGGCTACAGGTAAGTCCATCAAGTCCTATGAGTACTACCGCGCCTCAGACGCGCAATTCAAAGAGGCGGTTGACCTAGCTCGCGCCGTCCAGCGCCGAGACGGCGTGATTAGCGACGAAGACGCGTCCATCAGCTTTGAGGACTTTCGGGCCAAGTACCTCAACTCCAAGACCTTTGACCACCAGCGCAACATTATCTCAATGTTGGAAGAAGGCAAGCCTGCGTGGGTTCACCCCAGCATGACCTATGAAGAGGGCTTTCCCAACTACGTCCTGGTGAACATGCCCCCTGAGCATGCCAAGTCGATGACTGTCTCTATCGACTACATCACCTACCGTATCTGTATAGATCCGAACATCCGTATCAAGATTGTTTCCAAGACCTTGACAATGGCTAAGGACTTTCTCTACGCTGTCAAGCAGCGCCTGACTCAACCAGCCTACGCTGAGTTGCAGCGTCGTTATGCTCCTGCCGATGGTTACAAAGAAGCGGCAGATAAGTGGACGCAGGATGCGATTTACCTAGAGCGCGACTCGGGTGAAAAAGACCCTACGCTACAAGCGCTGGGCATCGGCGGACAGATTTACGGTGCGCGTGCTGACTTGATTGTTCTGGACGACTGCGTGACCTTGGCTAACGCCAACGAATACGAAAAGCAGATTCGCTGGATACAACAGGAAGTTTTAACCCGTGTCGGTCCCACAGGCAAGATTCTTGTCGTGGGTACTCGCGTCGATCCGATTGACCTATATCGCGAGATGCGTAACCCTGACCGTTATCCAGATGGCACATCGCCATGGACATACTTGGCTATGCCAGCGGTTCTTGAATTTGCCGATGACCCAAAGGATTGGGTTACCCTATGGCCACGAAGCGACAAGCCGTGGTTAGGCGACGATGCGAATATCGGGCCAGACGGTTTGTATCCGCGCTGGGATGGACATAACCTACGCAAGCGTCGCGGTGTTCTTGACCCAAAGACATGGGCCATGGTCTACCAGCAGCAAGACGTGGAAAGCGAAGCAGTCTTTTCGGCTGAGTGTGTTCGCGGTTCCGTATCGGGCATGCGAGCCATTGGGCCTTTGCTACCAGGTGCGCCTGGTCACCCGCAACATTTAGGCAGCAGCTACACCATCTGCTCTATGGACCCAGCTATGTCGGGAGATACATTCTCCATCGCCTACTCAGGCGACAAGACGACAGGCAAGCGGTACATCCTAGAAGCATCACGCATGCCAGCTCCTACGCCCCAGCGTATTCGCGAGTTGATCTTTGAATGGACGGACAAGTATCGTCCATCGGTCTGGGTGATTGAGAAGAACGCATTTCAGTTGTTCCTCACCATGGACGAAGAGATTAACCGCTTCCTTGCTTCACGCGGAATACGCCTCGTTCAGCACTATACAGGTGCGAACAAGATGGACGCTGAGTTTGGTGTTGCCTCAATGGCACCACTGTTCGGCACCATGGACAAGCTTGGTGCGCACATAAAGAACAACCTTATAGATTTGCCACGGTCCGACAATGAAGGCATTAAGTCGCTCATAGAGCAGCTCATCACGTGGGCACCTGGCACTAAAAATAAGCAAGACGGCTGCATGGCCCTCTGGTTCGCGGAAACGCAGATGCGTGACTACATCAACCAGGCGGGTGCTTACGGCCACTCCTTTGTGAAAAATCCTTTTGCTACCAGATGGCAGAATGAAAATCGCAAGGTGATTAACCTAGAAGAATATCAACGACGACAAGAACAGCAAGCGGCTAACGGGGGGTACTTATAGTGCTAGAGATTGACGTAATCTCGGACAAGCTCAAAAAGCTTCGTGCGCATTACTACGCTCGCGATACTCGCTATGATGATCTGCTGGCTATCCGTCAGGGCAAGCTTGACCAGGTATTCCCTGGCATGTTCTCTGAGGACTATCCAAAGCCAATGATTGCTAACTTCATTGACGTTGCAGCTCGCGACGTTGCTGAAGTTATTGCGCCTCTTCCTGCCTTCAACTGCATGACGACTAATACCGTCTCGGATGCAGCCCGCCGTCGTGCCGACAAGCGCACCATGATTGCCGCTGGCTACCGCGACACATGCAACCTTCAGACCTTGATGTACTCAGGTGCTGACCGTTACTTGACTTTTGGTTTTCTTCCATTTTTGATTGAAGCTGACTACGAGAACAAGCGACCAATGATTCGCATTGACTCGCCTATTGGAGCATACCCAGAGTTTGACCGCTTTGGTAAGCTCATCTCCTACAGCAAGCGCTACATCAAGACAGTCCGTGAATTGATTAACGACTTTCCTGAACATGAGAATATCATCCGTGGTCAGTACGAGAACCGCAACTCTGAGCGCATGCTGGAGATGTATCGCTACCAAGATAAGGAACAGCTCGTCCTGTTCTTGCCAGAGCGTAACAACTTTGTTCTTTCAAAGGTTGCTAATGACCTTGGTGAAATTCCTGTCGCTATCGCGCTCCGTCCAGGTGTTGACTCAGACGAGCATCAGCGTGGACAGTTCGATGACATTATGTGGGTACAGGTTGCCCGTGCCCGCTTCGCGTCACTCTCGCTAGAAGCAGCGCAGAAGGCAGTACAGGCACCATTTGCTTTGCCATCAGATGTTAACGTTCTGGAGATTGGCCCAGATGCGACTATTCGCTCTGCCAACCCACAGCAGATTCGTCGTGTGGATCTAAACATCCCACCTGGCATTTTCCAAGAGAATGAAATTCTTGACCAAGAAATGCGCACTGGTTCACGTTATCCAGAAGGCCGCCTTGGTCAGCAGTCAGGTTCTATCGTCACTGGTCGTGGCGTACAGGCACTCATGGGTGGCTTTGATACTCAGGTCAAGACTGCGCAAGCTGTCTTTGCTGAGACATTTAAGGAAGTTATCCGTCTTTGCTTTATGATGGACGAGAAGCTCTTTGGTGATGCTACTAAGGAAGTACGCGGCATTAACGCTGGCGCTCCTTATGCCATTACCTACACTCCAAAGGAAGATATTAAGGGAGATTACTCCTGCGATGTGACCTACGGTTTGATGGCTGGTCTTGATCCAAACCGTGCATTGGTGTTCGGCTTGCAAGCCCGTGGCGATAAGCTTATCTCACGCGACTTTTTGCGTCGTCAAATGCCGTGGGAAATGAACGTCACCCAAGAAGAAGAGCGCGTTGAAGTAGAGGAATTACGCGACAGCCTGATGGCTGCCGTTGCTTCTTATGCTAATGCGCTTCCACAAATTGCCATGCAGGGTGGTGACCCATCCAAGGTCATTACAGCAATAGCAAAAGTTATTCAGGGCCGCCAGAACGGCAACCCTATTGAAGAAATTATCACTAAAGCATTTGCTCCAGAACCTGCACCTGCACCACAGCCAGGAGAAGAGCAAGCTCAGCCAGCACCAGGACAGCAACCTGGGCAACCACCAATGGGTATGCCTGCCCCACAACAAGGCCAAGGTGGCTCTGCTTTGCAATCTCTACTCGCTGGCCTATCATCTTCTGGATCGCCGCAGCTTGCTGCGTCATTATCCAGACGCTCACCAGCCTAACGTTACTGGCGAGATAACCAATCCCTATAGGAGAATAACAATGGCAACAAAATCAAAGCTCGGAGCATCTGTTCCAAAGCCAGCATTGCAAGGTGGACACGGTTCATCTGCTGCTGTTACACAAGGCGTAAAAATCCAGAAGAAGGCTGGCCCAGCAAAGACTGGCAAGTCTGACATTAAGTACAGCGTACAACCAGCAGGAACCAAAGGTTCAAGCAAGGGCGCTAAGTAAAAATTGGATAACGAAGACAGCGACGCGTTTTATGAACCGATTACATTCTGGGATGTAGTCGCTGTCTTTACCCATCTCATTAAGGATTTAGTCCTTAGCTTTACCAAGTTTTTTGATGTAATGGAGCAAGTGTTCTTACATCAAGCAAATGTCGTGGCTAGCCGCAGGGCTTTTCACGATGATGTTGTCCGTACCATTGAGACTATTACAGAGGGTGAGTAAATATGGCAGGCAAAGGCGGCTACCAAGCTCCAGCTAAACCAGCTATGCAATCTGGCCCAGGCTCATTAAGCCAACGCACCGATGGCGGACCTGCATCTAAGCAAGCAATGCGTTATGTATCTGGCATGCCTAATTACGGCGACGGTACAGACATGATGCAGATCCAAGGCGGTGCCCCGATGGCTGCTACGCCATCTCCACGCCCAACATCGCCATCTCAGATGGCTCAGGCGGCACAGCAACAGCAACAACCAGCGCAGCCACAACAACCACCAGTTGTTCCATTGACTGCCCCTACACAGCGCCCAAATGAGCCAGTCACTACTGGTGCAGCAACTGGAGCTGGTGCAGGACTATCTGCCATTGGTATTCAACCAGGACAGGTTATTACCCCTGGAGCATCTGCCAAGCAAGTTGTTCAATCAGCAGCTATGCATCCAGACGCTTCTCCAGCATTGCAGCGTTTAGCAACATTATTAGGAAAGTAGTTTATGTCACAAACTACACCGCTACCTTCATCTGGTGGATCCATTGATTTGGCCAACCAGATTGCTAATTCGTACCCTCGCGCAGACGCTAGCGTAAAAGCTGCCGCCATTGCTTCTGGCAACCCAACAACAGCTAACGCTCTTGGCGCAACTGATTCTGTTGCCCAGACCGCAAATGCTGTCAACACACACCTCAACACTTACAGTTCGCATGGATGGTTTAATAGCATCCTGACCGACGTAAAAGATGTTGCTGGTGCTGTCACTGGCTTTATCGGAAAAGCCCCCGTTATTGGAACTTTGGCAAACTGGGCTAGCAAGCCTTTGCAAGAAGTTCAAAAAGATTACAAGTTTATTCATAGCCTTTGGGCGGACCACGGCCCAGCAGCTGGTATTCTAGGAACGCTTGGCGTTATTGCTGGCGGAACGCTGGGAACAATACTTGGTCCAGAAGGAACAGTATTAGGAGCAACAGCAGCTGGCGCTCTTGAGCGCAACATCCTTGGTCGTGTTATTCCTAGCTTCAAAGATTCGCTCAATAAGTCCAACGACCCTAACTATAACGTTTCGTTTGGTCGCGATTTGGCTCATGGTCTTTCCAACATTCCAGGATTTGGCACGCTGGCAAACACAAATCAAGGATTTGGTCAGTTTGTTTCTGGTATTGCAGACGCTTCTTTTGACTTTAGCGCTGACCCAATCGCCAAGGTTGGCAAGATTTATGGCAAAGTAAAGAACGGATCGTACTTAGCTGAAGCTAAAAACCCAGATGGTTCCGTCATGCGTGACGAAAGCGGCTTGCCTATTGTTAAGGCAACTCTTCCTATTGCATCACGCGCACCTTCTGTTGAGTCTTTCCTCAAGAGCGTAGCGCCAAAGGTTAATTCTAGCGCTGACTTGATGGATGCTTACAACAATACTTTTAACTGGCAGTTCCGCGGTGCGGTTAAAGACATTGCTAGCATGGATAACCCCATCGATATTCAGGTTCGCTACAAAGAGTCGAATATCACCACGCCATTGGCCAACGCTTTAGCTGCAGCCAAGACTGAACCTGAAGTACTGAACGTGCTTGGCAAGTCTATGTACTCCAATGAGTTTGCACAAGCTGCCAAGCCAACTGGCGCATTGGTGCTGCCTACTCGCACACTGGGCAAGATTTTCTCTGACCGCTGGGGGGCTGAGCGTATTCGCTCCAGCACACAGGCAACGACTCTTAATGAGCAAAAGAACTTTCTTGTTCCTAAGCGCTCAACCGTCATGGTTCCAAAGATGGAACAGACGCTTGACGAAAACGGCAATGTGGTGCTTGACGAAGCTGGTAATCCAGTTATGCGTCAGCAGATTAACCAGTTTGGCATGCCTGTTCTGACAGCAGCCACCGATGCTAACGGCGAAGTTATCACAAAGATTAACACGCCAGTATGGATGGCTAAGAACGGTACAGAGCTAAAGAACAATGTGATGAACGCATTGGCAGCAAAGGTTCGCACCTTTACTGGCATGAAGGCTTTGTCCATGAACCAAGACTTGATGAAGCAGACTGGCGAAAAGATTGACTTTCGCGATCCTAATGCTGGCGTTACTGTCTATAACCTTTTGAATTATGCTATGCCTTCAGATGTGGCTAAAGAATACGCCGCTAAGGTAATGACCGCAGCTGATGATGGTGAGCGCAGAGCGCTTTTGCGTGGCGCTCAGGTAGAAGTACTCAAGGCGGCTGGCCTTCCTGACGAAGCTGGCATGCTCAACAAGATACTTTCACAAGTTCATCGCGCTACCTTTGGTGATGAAGTTACCAATGGCGTGTACGGCTTTCTTGACGGTAAGCCACTAGGCCATATGGTCGATGCTGACGGCAATGCCGTTAACGCTGCTCTTGACCCTTCACAGCGCTATCTTGGCTCAATGATGGATTTAAAGTCCATGCACCAAGCTATTCGTGCTACAAAAGCTTACGGCATTTTGTACAACCATGCGGATGACTTTTTCACGCACTATACCAACCGCATCTTTGCTCCGCTGACTCTGCTTTCAACAGGATTTGGTTTGCGCGTAGCTGGCGCAGAAGCGCTGCATCAGGTTATTCGTCGTGGTCTTGGTGACTACCTAAGAAACGTTGTTGCTTCATCGGCTGAAAAGTATCAAGGCGCGCACTTTAAGTCTGGCCCAGAGCTAGTCAAAACTACTGACGCTATTACTCAGGCGCTTACTCCAGAAGAACTTGCAGTCGCTGACAAGCCAAATGACATGGTAAATGAAAACGCTGTTACCAAGGAATTAGCAGAACGCGAAAAGGGCTTTAAGACTCTTGTGCAAGGAGCCATTAAAGCTTCTGGCTCAACAGCTAGCTACAACAGCGCTATCAAATCTGTCGTAGATTTGAAGGCAAAGGTTCATCCAGTGGGCTGGCTTGCTGATAAGTTTGCTTCTTCAAAGATTGCACCTTACTCAGTGCGTCAAAAGATTGATGACCTTGCTCGTCTGCATGCTTCAATAGGAAGCGAAGGCATACCAGCTGGCATTGCGGCAGACCACGGTGCTTCAGCGGAAGCTGCGGCTTTTGACAATGTGGATCAGTTCATTCAAGCTTTTGGCCGCAGCAAGCGTCCAGGAGAAGAACTTGCTGGCTTAAGCCAGACAGACCCACACTTTAAGCAGTACTGGGCACAGAACTTGCAGAAGGCTGCAAATAGTGAATTTCACCAGGACATTGCCGCGGACTTTTTGCGTCAGGCTAAGCTCAATCCAGGCTTAAAAGCTGACCAAATTTGGGCAAAGGTGCAAGAACTTCATACTGCGCGCATTGCAGATAAGACAACTTATCAAGAATATCGCACCAGCATGGATGGTCTAAGCCGTGCTACTCCAGAGTCTTTTGCGGCTGCTCAAATCCAACACATGCGTGGCATGGTTCAAGGCGCAGACGGCACTACACATACAGCATTTCTTCGCAATGTCGCCAATGGCAATAAGACATATGTAGAAGATATGAAGGACTTGAATAACGCTAGCTGGCCAGCAGTTGTGCTGGGCCGCAAGGCACGTCCGAGCCTTGACAACATTATGCAGAAAGTCCAAGATGTTGGCTTTCGCACTGCCGTAAATCCAGTCATGGATTTTCTCTCTCGCCAGCCATTGTTCGCACACTTCTACAGCCAAGCCTTGCGCGAAGCTGACACTATGAAGGCATTGGGATTGATTGATGAGGATGAGGCTGTTAGATTAGCTGCGCTTCGTGGTACAGAAAACATGCTGCCTACGATTCACAACCCTCAGTTGCGCTCTCAGTTTGCGGTATTGCACCGTAACCTTATGCCGTTCTACTTTGCACAAGAGCAGGCCCTCAAGCGTGTTGGTCGTTTGGTCACATCTAACCCACAGGCGTTTCGTGACTTTCAGATGATTAACCATGGCATAAATAACCCTGGTTTTGTACACACCGATGCTAATGGAAACAAGTACATTGTTTATCCTTTGCTTGGTGAAGTAGGAAACAATATGTTGCGCGGCCTTCAAGCCCTTGGCATTAACTCAATGTCTGGCTTGCCAGAGTCTGTTAGTGGAAATACCTCATCTTTGCTGACAGTTCTTCCTGACATAAAAATGCCAGGAACTGGCACATTTGCCAACATTGCTCTAGAGCAGCTGGCTAAGCGCTTCCCAGTATTTACTGCGCTATCCGATGCAGCCAGCGGTGGTTACCCACCAAAGACACTGACAGAGGCTATGTTCCCTAACGCTTCCATGCGTAACATCTGGGATAGCATGACCATGGATCAGAAGCAAACGAACGTTGCTAACTCCATCACTTCTGCTATTGCCGCTGGATATGCCAGTGGTCAAATTCCAGAAGATTTTGCAGCTCGCCCAGCTTTTGAGCAGCAGCAAATCATGGATAAGATTTATGCTAACGCAAAGTCAAACTTGATTATCAAGGGCGTTTTCTCGTTCTTCTTGCCATTGTCACCAAACGTGACAAACGATTACTACACCAAGAATTTGCAGTCATTCCGTTCAGAGTTTTTGAACATGCTCAAGCCAGTAGCTCAAGGCGGCTTGGGATTGACCATGCAGCAAGCTTTGCCAAAGTTCTTGGAAGAGCATGGCAGTAAAGCAGTTTCATATACAGTGTCTGCTACTAGCCAGGATACTGGCGGAGCAAATGTTCCATTGTCAGATACTACAATTTCTTGGCTGAAGAACAACACTGGACTTATCAATGACCCAGCTCTAGCAGCTGGAGCAGCTTACCTCATCCCGCAAAATACACAAGGCGGCAATGTAGCTAAGATTGAGAATGAATTGCTTGCAGAGCATCTTCGCTCAAAGCGCACTCCAAGCGATTTTATGAACGCTATTTACATCGCAAAGGGATGGGCTGATATTGGCGCAGACTATGCTGATTATCAGAAGTACATGGCCAATGCTCGCGCCACAAACAACACCTACGCTCTTGGCCAAGGTGCTGCAATGTGGAAGCAATTTACTGCAAACTATGGATTGCGTAACCCCATTTGGTTTAATGATTACTCAGGCACAACCCGCGTAGTCAATGCCAACTTGGCAATGGATGCTTTGCTCAAAATCCAAAAAGAAGGCAAAATGCCTAATGACCCACAATCACAGGGCATTAACGATTTGCTAAATAACTATAAAGATTTTAAGCCTCAGCTAGACGCAACCATTATCAATGGTAAGGCAACACCAATGCACTCGGCATTGCTAGACCAGTGGAATACCTACTTGGATCAAGTGTCTGCTCAAAACCCTAATCTTGTCAATGTTGTCAACGGAGTATTCAGGAAGGTGGTGGCTAAGCTCTAATGAGTGATACTACTAAAACCACTAGCACAACCAGTACAACGGGCAACACTGGTTCTACTCCAGCAATTAGCTGGAACGCCGCCGCAGCTGGGGCAGCAAGTACAAATCTTTATGCTAACATGAAGACTTATACTAATACCACCAGCACCACTCAAACCTCGCAACCAGACATTACTGCCGTTATCAACGCAACTATGCAGCAACTCGTTGGCCGTAACGCCACTGCTGCTGAGATTGCTCAGTACGGTCAAGAGCTTCTTGCAGCTGAAGCTGCCAACCCTGGCAGATTTAGCGAAACTACTAGCTATGGCCCAACTGGAAAACGCGCAGATATTACAGGTAGCCAGGTTAGCAGCGGAGTAGATGCAGCTTCCTTTATCTCCAACATTGTGCGTGGAACGGCAGAAGCTAGCCAATACAACATTATGAATACATACATGGGCGCATTGTCCAACTTGGCAGATTCGTACAAGGGAAGTTTCAATGGCTAATAAAACAGGTTTGCCAAAGGGCTACAGCATACAAACAAAGTTTGATTCGGATTATGGCCCATTTGCCACAGTCCAGGTTTTAATGAGTGGTGAGAACGAAATTGCCACCATTCGCGATGGCAAAGTCGTATCGTCATCCGACCCAAAAATTGCCGTTGGTTCTAGCCAAGATTCAGCTATTGCTTACATCAATTCTGCTAACCCTTCAAAGCCTGCAGCTAAAGCTGCACCAGCAACCCCTGATACTGGCGCTCAGCTAGATACTCTTAACGAGCAAATCAACAAGCTTGAAAGCACAAGAAATTACAACGCTGCAATTATGCAGTCTAGCCCAGTTGGCTCTTCTCGCTACAATACAGCTAAAGCTCAGTTTGATCAGGCCACATCTGATATGGCTCCGCTGCAAAAACAGCTTGATGACCTAAAGACAACAGAGACTGGCAAGGAAACTGCTGACCAGGCAAAGACCGCTGCTCAGCAAGCGCAAAGCGACCTTGCTGCACTGAATGAAAAAAAGCAGCGCGCTATTGACTTGGGCGGAGATGGCTCTCAATACGATAGCCAAATTCAAGCAGCTGAGGCAAAGGCTAAAACAACAGCTGCGGCTGCGGGAGTTAAGCCAACTACAACGCCTGGTGGAATAACCATCCCAGCTGGCGCTGCTGAAAGTCAAAACCAACAGCAAGCTGCGGCCGTGCCACAGCCAGCTGCCCCAAAATCATCTTCATCATCAAGCTCATCTAGCAGCTCTAGCAAAACAGATTCTGTACCAGCGGCTTATACACCTTTGACCGCAGCGGAACTTGCTAACCGACCAGTTGCAGGACCGCAAACTCCAGATGAGGCTGCTGCCGCAAAGTCTGCTTTTGTACAAACCCTTGGTCCTATCGGAGCATTGGCTCTTGCCACTCCATGGATGGCCGACATTATTCAGCAAGCCTATGATGGCAAGTGGTCAGCTACAAAATTTACAGATACTGTACAGAATTACGTTGACCCAAAAACTGGCGTAAAGCCATGGGACCAAATTGGTCAGTCTATTCGCGACAGCGAGCTTGCTTACTATGGTAACAAGCAGGCGTGGGGGCAACAGTACAACGACAAGCTTCAAATCCTTCAACAGTCAGCGACTGCTCAAGGATTGGATCCAGCAGTTTTTGGTACAGCATTGCCAACAGATGCTGCTGGAAACATTGACCCAGCTGCTATTGATGCTGCCTTCAAAGATACAAAAAGCGGCGTAAATACATTCTTCAGCCAGTTCTACAACAACATGCCAGACCAGGCAACCGTTGACAGATATGTTGCTAACCACACTGGATTTGCTAAGACGGACCAGGGTGTGTACGGCGGTACCCTTGGTTCAACCGTTGATGCTCTCAAGAGCTATGCAAGCCAAATGGGCGTAGCTTCACAGTATCTCACCAGTGGCCAAGCTGCCACTGGAACTGATTACTTTGCTAATGCAGCCAGTGGCGTACAAAAGGGAAATACTACCCTTGAAGAGCAGCAAAACTATATTAAGCAACAGGCTATTGCAATGTACGCGCCATTCGCGCAGCGCATCAAAGAAGGCCAAACCGTACAAGCTTTGGCTAGCCCATACCTTAACGCAGCGGCGAACTTGCTTGAAGTAGACCCTTCAACCATTGACCTTGGTGCAACCACTGGCTTGGGCGCATCTGTTACAAAGGCGCTTCAAGGTGATGGAACAACACCTATTAGCCTTGATGCTTTTACTACATCAGTTAAGCAAAACCCACAATGGTTGCAAACAACCAATGCTCGCAACAGCTTAATGGATACAGCAAATACTCTTCTTCGTAACTTTGGATTGGTGACGGGTCAATAATGCTTGATCAAAATCTTGATAGAGCTGTCGCTCCTGCGCCAGCTGCAAAGCCATCTTCAGCTATCCCAGCCTCAAGCGCAAACAATTATGGTTATGTGCCTGGTGGTTATACTGGTGCGCTATCTACCCCAGCCGCATCTTCCTCATCTGCCGCCGCGCCTGCGAAGCAAGGAGCGACAGGTTCAACCGCTGGAAGTAGCGGCACGGGAAATGACATTAAGCCAACCGATAATTCGGCTCAATTAACAGCTCTTCAAAAACAGCTTGATGACCAGACTAAGCTTATTAACACCCTTCAAGCTGGACAAAACGCAGCCGCTGGTCAAGCTGCGCTCAACACGCAGATAACTAATCAAAACGCTTTAACTCTTCTGCAGTCCACTTTGGCTGGCTATGGCATTGACCCAACGGGCGCTATATCAAACGCTATCCTTGGATTGCAGCAAAAGAATTATGATGCTGCAACAATTCAGAACCTTATCCAAGACCCAACCGCTGCGTCTTCTAAAGACCCAAATGTTGTGGCATTAGCCAACGCTTGGAATACTCGCTTTTCTGGCAACGTTGCTCGCGAAAAGGCTGGCCTTACGCCGCTTTCTCCAGCTGACTATATCAGCACTGAAAACTCATACAAGGCAGTTATGGCCCGTGCAGGCATGGACGCTGCTCATATGGATCCAGCAGTCTTGGGTAACCTTATCGGCACTGACGTTTCTCCAGCTGAAGTTCAACAGCGCGTAGATGCTGCTACAGCAGCTGTAACCGCAACAGACCCTTTCACTTTGCAACAGCTTCAGCAGAATTTTGGTTTAACAAAGGGTGACATGATTGGTCACCTTCTTGACCCAGCTACAGCCTCTAGCGTCATCGCTCAGAAGGTTCAAGCTTCTCAAATTCAAGGCGAAGCAGGTCGTCAAAACCTTGCCCTTAACCAACAGAACGCTGCAACCCTTGCTGCCGCTGGTGTAACCCAAGCGCAGGCAGCTCAAGGATTTACAACCATTGGTTCTCAACTTGGCCAGCAGCAAGCGCTTGCTAGCACATACAATATGAACGCTGGCAATATCGGCAACGCTTTGACAGCAGCTACATTCAACTCCAATATCAATGGAGTGAGCGCAGCTCAGGCTCAGCAAGATTTAGCTCGCTTGCGCGCACAGGAAGTTAACGAATTTTCTGGTTCTTCGGGCGCTTCCAAGGGCAGCCTCTATACAGAAAGCCAGGGCGTTTCCTAAGCCCATCAAGTTCCGTCACCACTGACCAGCATGGATGACGTGTATTTCAGACTGGTAGTAGGAGCCAACATTCCTTCCCCTGGGAAATGCTGCGGCCTGCGTCCAACCAACAGAAAAGGGAGTGCCACATGGCAAACCAATACGAAGAAGACGAAGACGATCTAGAGCTTGATGAAGTTCAGCAGGACCAGAATGGCCCAGCTAATCTTCGCAAGGCATTAAAGCGCGCTGAGCGCGAAAAGAAGGAACTGGCTGAACAGCTAGCAAACATTCAAGCAGACCTTCGTGGTCGTTCCGTCAAGGAAGTATTGGAACAGAAAGGCGTATCCACAAAGATCGCCAAGTTCATTCCTGGCGACGTAAGTACGCCTGAGCAGATTGACGCATGGTTAAACGAGAACGCTGATGTGTTTGGTTTTACCGTGAGTGAAGATGCTTCATCGGAAGCACCAGAAAACCCAACTGCCCGTGAGATGCAGCGTATCAACGCCTCTCTTCAAAACGCAAATACCCCTTCCCGCGACGTAGACGCAGCGGCGAAGTTGGCTGGCGTTAAGACAAGAGAAGAGCTTGACATGCTGGTATTCGGACAATCGGTTACTGGCCGCGGCCGTCGTTAAACAACCCATCAACGCACAATATACCCAAAGAAAGTAGGTGACGCAAATGGCAGGTAATCAATATACCGACTCAATCGGCTCTACCGCTGGTATTCCAGGCTTAGTACAGACCGCTTATGATCGCTATGTAGAGTTTGCCCTTCGTGCTGTTCCTCTTATCCGCGACGTTGCAGATAAGCGCCCAGTACAGCAAGCAATGCCAGGTTCGTCTGTTGTATTCCAGATTTACACAGACATGACCGCAGTAACTTCTTCTCTCTCAGAAGATGTTGATCCAGATGCAGTAGCACTTGGAAACACAACCCCAATTTCCGTATCTCTCCTTGAATACGGAAATGCATCATTAACAACTCGTAAGCTTGAGTTGTTCTCACTCTCAGATGTTGACCCAGCGATTGCAGATATTATCGCCTTCAACATGGCTGACTCACTTGACACAAACGTCCTTAACGTTCTCATCGGTGGCCCAAATGCTATCGCAGAAGTTAACGGTAACCTTGTTTCAACCTACGCTGGTTCATACACCAACGGAACAACCGCGGCTACAATCCGCAACACTGACGTAATCAAGTCACGCGATATTCGTACCGCAGTGGCTAAGCTTCGTGCAAACAAGGCTGTCCCACGTCAAGGAGAATACTACTGGTGTGGTATTCACCCAGAAGTTTCATTCGACCTTCGTTCTGAGACAGGCTCAGGCGGATGGCGCGATGACCACAAGTTCTCCGAGACAGGTGCAGCTGAATTTTGGCCAGGCACCATCGGAACTTACGAAGGCGCAATGTTCGTAGAATCACCACGTTTGTTCAACACAACCGACGGTACAGGTTCTACTGGTGCAACAGGCACCTTCGGAACATCGTCTTACGTCTACGCTACTGGTGGCGTTCGCGTCTTCCGTACACTCGTTGCTGGAAAGCAAGCATTGGCTGAAGCAGTTGCTGAAGAGCCACATGTCGTGTTCGGTCCAGTCGTTGATAAGTTGATGCGTTTCCGTCCAATCGGATGGTACGGCGTTCTTGGCTGGGCACGTTACCGTGACGCAGCTTTGGTTCGTATCGAATCAACATCTTCGATCCACAACTCTTAATTTGAGTTAGTTGTCTCCCAGCCTCGCACGTGGGGCTGGGTGGCAACACCCCTATTGAAAGGTAGCACATGGCATATGTTTTCAAACCACCTACGGTGGAAGAAGGCCCTGCGGGCTTTGGCATATTGTTTTGGCGTTATCGCTTACCACGGGCAAATTCAATTCTTGTATTCGGTACAGCCGTAGTTAGTACGCGTACCCCTGCCGTACAAGATACTCAGTCAGCAGACTACTGCTACTTGGGTGGACATGAGTATGTACTGTCCCAGGCGGAATATACGATTTTAACAAACGCTGGTTACGGCGCTAACATCACAACGGTTTAGGAGCAGGCGTGTTTAGTCCAGGACGATACAACATTAGCATTATCCAAGGCACGACCTTTAGCATTGCTCCCATCTGGCAAATCGATAACCTGCCAGTGAACATTACGGGCTACTCAGCAGACATGCAGGTGCGCGATGTATCAGGCGGCCTTATTACTGAAATGTCTACAAACAATGGACGCGCTACTATTAACGGCGCTCTTGGCCAAACCACGCTGACTTTGACGGCAGCCCAGACTGGCGCTCTTGCCGTGGGCAACTACACATACGCTTTCAACCTGACAGATATTTCTAGCAACGTCTATCAAATCCTCAACGGATCATTCGTTGTTCAGGCGACGGTGATACACTAATGTCAGTCACAACTAATTCCATATCGACTGTACTTATCCCCGTCACAACCAACGTCTTTAACGTTGGTTCTACTCAACCATTAGTTATTGAACTGGGCGTGATTGGCCCACAAGGTATTCAAGGAGCAACAGGTGCTAACGGTAACACTGGGCCTACTGGCAATACTGGCCCCACTGGCAGTGTCGGCGTTACTGGTCCGACGGGAGCTACGGGTAATACAGGAGCTACAGGAGCGACAGGAAGTGGCGCGACTGGCGCAACTGGTGCAACAGGGAGTACTGGAGCAACAGGATCCACTGGTAACACTGGAGCGACAGGACCCACAGGTTCTACTGGCTCAACAGGTGTTACTGGCCCGACAGGGGCTACTGGATCCACAGGGTCAACTGGAGTAACTGGTGCCACTGGTTCAACTGGAAACACAGGGGCAACTGGCAGTACAGGAGTTGCAGGACCTACTGGTTCAACGGGTGCAACTGGTGCTACAGGAAGCACTGGCGCAACTGGACAAACTGGAGCTACAGGTTCAACTGGAGCTACAGGCTCTACTGGCAGCCAAGGTGTAACAGGTCCAACTGGCTCTACAGGCTCAACTGGTTCTACTGGCGCTACAGGCTCCACAGGACCAACTGGAGCCACGGGAAACACAGGAGCTACTGGAACTACAGGAGCAACTGGCTCAACTGGTAGTACAGGCAGCACAGGTCCTACTGGACCTACAGGAAGTACTGGAGCTACAGGTGCGACTGGTGCTACTGGAACGTCTATAACAGGCTCTACGGGCGCCACAGGCGCTACAGGAGCCACTGGTGCAGGCGGTGCGCTGGGCTATTACGGTAACTTCTACGACACTACCACTCAGACCAACGCTGGCGCTACAAGCGCTAACCTCATCACCATTAACACTAATGCTGGCTCTAGTGGAGTAAGCATTGTATCTGGCAGCCAGATTACCTTTGCCTATGCTGGTACATATTCCGTCAATTTGCTTGGTCAATTCATTACCACAGGCGGCGGTAGCAACTATCAGGTCAATGTCTGGTATGCCCTCAACGGCACAGCGGTGACTGAATCAACCGCAATCTTTACCACCTCTGGCGTTAACAATCAAGTGCTTGCCAACATTGAAGACTTGGTTACCGTCAACGCTAATGACTACATCCAGTTCTACTGGTCCTCACAAAATACATATATGGAGTTGCTTGCCGCATCAGCAGGTTCATCTCCAACTCGTCCCGCTTCCCCAAGTGTTAACCTTCATGTCGAACAGATTATGTACACGCAACTTGGACCGACAGGAGCAACGGGTGCCACAGGGTCAACGGGAAGTACTGGAGCCACAGGAACAAGCATTACTGGCCCAACTGGCCCAACTGGTTCCACAGGTGCAACAGGCACAGCAGGCACCAACGGTGCGACAGGAGCTACAGGAGCGACTGGCGTTACTGGACCAACAGGGTCGACAGGTGCTACTGGCAGCACTGGCACGGCTGGAGCTACAGGGCCTACTGGATCGACAGGCGCGACAGGTTCTACGGGAAGCACGGGAGCAACAGGCTCGGCAGGCACAAACGCCACGGCGTACCCAGACATACTAATCTTCGGAGCTATGTGATACAATAGACGCGAATGTCTATTAAGATAGCTGTCTACAGCATAGCGCTTAATGAGATTAAGCACGTCGAAAGGTACGCAGCCGCTACGGCTGGTGCCGACTATGTAATCGTAGCAGATACAGGATCTACAGATGGCACACAAGAAGCGCTCCGCAAACTCGGTGTTACGGTTTATGATATTAGCGTTAATCCTTGGCGCTTCGATATGGCTCGTAATGCGGCTCTATCGCTCGTACCAAAAGACGCGGATGTGTGCCTAGTCCTAGATTTGGACGAAGTGCCTGAACCAAAGTTCTTTGACAAGGTACGCAAGCGCTGGGTCAAAGGCTCAGACTTTGGCTGGATAACTATTGACACAGGCTCTAAGTCAGCCCGTGACAGACTGCATGGTCGCAATGGCTGGCATTGGAAATATCCTTGCCACGAAATTCAGTTGTGGTATGGCCAAGGCGAAGCTAAGCAAGTTGATATTACCAATGCGCTTATCACGCACATGCCAGATAACTCTAAGTCCAGAGGACAGTATGTGCCACTGCTTGAGATGGCCGTCAAGGAATTTCCTGACGATGCTCGCATGTGGACATACATGACCAGAGAGTATTACTACCACAACCGTTGGGAAGATGTACTTGCCGCAGGCAAGCGCAGACTTGAACTAGATGGTTGGGATGTAGAAGGTGCAGCAACCTGTCGTTGGATGGGCGAAGCTGCTTACCAGTTGGGTCAAGATGCTACCCAATGGTTTGAAAAAGGCGTAGAGATATTGCCCACCCAAGGTGAACCTTGGCATGGTGTGGCGATAGACGCATACCGCAAACAGCAATGGCAGAAATGCCTAGATGCATGTTTGACAATTATAGATCTTCCCCGTTCTGCACACTACTGCTATGAAGCTCCAGTTTGGGACTGGAAAGCTCTTGACCTAGCGGGAGTAAGTGCCTACAACTTAGGTCATAAGCACGAAGCTTTGACCTTTGCCAAAGAGGCAGCCAAGGCCAATGGTCCTGAGCAAGAGCGCATATTGCGCAATATACATTTTATGGAACAGGAGTTACATGTCGCATCAACACGTAAGCAAGGTAACCAAGTGGGGAATGGATGAGAGTTACAACTCTATTCCCGTTGAATATGGTTGCACTGGATGCGACGAAGTTTTCACAACTCCGCCAGTGGTTGAAGAAACACCATCGGATCATCTTAACCATACTGATTATATCGATGGCTGCTTTGGCTGCAAGCTCCGCACACTAGAGCTAAGCACAGGCGATGCTGGCCGAGCTGACAGCATGAGCAACAAGAAGTGGAACGCAGAGCTGAACGCCTACGCGGATGCTCGCTCACAAGGTATTCAGCCAGCAGGCACAACCATGAAGGCAGTCCAGGAAGCTAAGGCTGCTAGTGACAAGCTTGGTACGGCGTACAACGCAGAGTATATGCCAGCCGCATCAAAGATAGATAAACCACTCGCAAACACTATGAAGGAAGTTGGTGCGCTCTAATGGCAGCAGCAAAAAAGGGTATGGGTTTTGCCGCAGCGGCAAAGTCTATTTCTAAGAAGCAAGGTATTCCTATGAAGAACGCTGGTGCAATTCTTGCAGCTGGCGCTCGTAATGCAAGTCCAGCAGCAAAGAAGAAAAACCCAAACCTCAAGAAAGTTAAAGGTAAGTAATATGTGCAAAGAATGTGGCTGCGATAAGAACGCCATTGGCAAGCTTGACGAGAAGCTCACTGGCAAGCCAACCAAAACTCCTTATGGCGAATATAAGGGCGTAGGCGGCACTAAGTAATGGCAAAGACAATCAAGGTTGGTGGTAAGACTCACACCATTACCAAAGATGTGGTTGTCAAGCATAAGAGTGGCAAAGTTATTGACCTAACCAAAGTGGCTGGAGTTAAGACCATTGCCGCTGGTGTTAAGGCTACAAAGAAATACCATTCCAAGAAAGGCAAGTAAATGGCAAATTACGGCGGGTTGTCTACGGTGTATCACATCAACCGTTTAGCTGGCACTATTATCAACGGCGTACCTCAGTACGACTTTAACGGTGCTTGCGTAAAATGGGCTGACGCTGTCATCCCTGGCCACAATGCAACCCGTGGTATTGACGCACTCAACCAGATTTACGCTTACCGCAATGGCGGAGTGAACCTCAAGTTAGACACACCTGGCGTATTAAACGCACTGGCTGGTACCTACGGTATTGGCGAGGCAGAAGCAGCAGCAAGGATTGCATCGTGACTTTATTCTCTGATTTAATTGATGAGACGGCACTAGCCCTCACAGGCTATACCTCTCGCCAGGACCAAGCCACATTCCTTACTGCGGACCTAAGTGCCACAGCGACTACCTTTACGGTAGCCGATGGAACAGTCCTTACACGCGGTATTGTCGAAATTGACGAAGAGCTAATCTGGGTTGACTCGTTTGACCGCACCACCAACACTGCGACCATTCCGCCATATGGTCGTGGTTTTAGAGATACAACCCCAGTGCCACACACTGCGGGTACACGCGTTACCATCACTCCTTCATTCCCACGGGCCATGATCCGTAAGGATATTAACGAAGCGATTGACGCTATCTATCCAGACTTGTTTGGCGTGTACTACACAACCTTCCCATTCATTGCAGCTCGTACTACCTACCAGCTACCGCAGGAAGCTATCGACGCTTTGGCAGTATCGTGGCAGACCATCGGGCCTTCTTTAGAATGGCTACCAGTTCGCCACTACCGCATTGACCGTACAGCTAACCCACTAGCGTGGAACAGCGGCAAGACTATCTCCATCTCCGATGGAATTATCCCAGGTCGTACTGTTCAGGTTGTCTACACCAAAAAGCCTACTCAGCTACAAAACGATAACGATGACTTTACATTGACTGGTTTGCCAGAGTCGTGCCGTGAAGTAATCATCCTTGGCGCAGCGTATCGCTCAGCTGCCTATATTGACATGGGCCGTATCCCAGCCATCACCGCTGAAGCGGATGCGCAGCAACAGTCCAACCCAGTTGGCTCTGCTACCAACATGTCTCGCTATTTCTATCAGATGTACCAGCAACGCTTGCAGGTGGAAATTCGTCGCCAGCAAGAACAATATCCACCACGCACACACTACTCTCGCTAAGGCAGGCAGATGGCACAAAATAGATATTACAGCGCTACGGCGCAGGATACGACGCTCACTTCGGCGATGACTAACTCTGCCACCACCATGGTGGTTGGAGCTACTGTAGGTTACCCAGGCAGCTTTCCATTTGTGCTTGCTGTTGACTACAACACCTCTGCCGAAGAGCTGGTACTCGTTACCAACATTTCAGGTTTGACCCTGACGGTTCAGCGTGGCTTTAACGGAACCACTGCTCAGGCTCACAACTCTGGTGCTGTTGTCCGTCACGTGATTACAGCTCAGGATATGACAGATGCTGGAGCGCACATCGGCTCTGGCCCTAATGGCGTACACGGTATTACGGGTGCCCTTGGCACATTCTTAACAACTCCAACCTCGGCTAACTTGGCAGCCTTGCTGCCAGATGAGACAGGCTCTGGATCGGCAGTATTTGGCACAGCCCCAACCATCGGCTCAGCGGTTCTTACCTCGCCAGTTATCAGCATGGGCATTAATGCTCAGACTGGTACGAGTTACACCCTTGTAGCTGCTGACGCAGCCAAGCTGGTAACGCTCTACAATACTGGCTCAATTACCCTGACTATCCCATCGGGTGTGTTTAGCGTCGGTCAAGCCGTCAACATCCAGCAAACTGGCGCAGGTCAGGTAACCGTAGCCAACGACGGCACATCAACCTTTACGGGTACAGGCACCAAGCTGCGTACCCAATACTCGGCTGCAACCATTATCTGCGTAGCAACCAACACCTTCACCTTGATTGGAGACATTGCGTAATGGCAACAGCATACGTCGTTCTTGGACAGTCCACGCCATCGGCTACTACCTTGACAACACTTGTCACAGGTAGCACCAACGGCAGCATTGTTTCCTCATTTACTGTCTGCAACAAAGGCTCATCATCTGATACAATTCGTGTATCGATTACTAAGTCTGGTGGATCGGCTTATTACCAGTACTACGGTTTTACCGTACCTGGCAACAGCACAATCCACGAAAACCCAGGCTGGACGTTAGCTACTGGAGATACACTTTCAGTGTATTCCACAACGGCTAACACCGACTTTACTGCGACAGGAGTAACGCTCTAATGGCTGTATCATTACTCAATAACAACGCAGTCTCGCCTACCATCAACGTCAATGCCCAGTCTGCTTCGTACACCGCAGTCCTTGGCGATGGTAGCAATACGCTTGTTACGATCAACAACGCATCGGCTAACACCTTCACCATTCCACCAAACTCATCGGTGGCTTTTCCAGTCGGCACTATCTTGAACATTGCCCAGACTGGCGCTGGCCAGACGACTATTACTCAAGGCTCAGGCGTAACCATTGTTTCCAATGGCTCAACCGCTTCGGCTCCTAAGACCCGTGTGCAGTACAGCGGCGCTTCTGCAATTCAGACGGCTGCGAATACTTGGTTAGTGCTTGGAGATATTGCATGATTCTACCTGGCATATTAGCCTCTGGAATATCGGGGCATTTGGGTGGTAACTACACTTCGATTGCTACGCAAACCGTTGGTTCAGGTGGGGCAAGCACAATAACTTTTTCTTCTATTCCAAGCACTTATACACACTTACAACTTCGTATAATTGCGCAAACAAGTCGTTCTGGTGCTATTACTGACGGAATGAATATCCAATTTAATGGAGATACAGGGTCTAACTACTCTCAGCATTGGTTACAAGGTAATGGTTCAGCGGTTACTGCCTACGGTTACGCTTCTCAAACTCGTGGCTGGCTTGGTGGTTCCGGCGGAGCTTCGGGATATTTTTCTGCAAATGTTGTAGATATTCTTGATTACACAAATACTAATAAATATAAAACTCATCGGTACCTTATGGGTACAGACGCTAATGGTTCTGGTTTAATAGAAATTGGTTCGGGCGTATGGTTTAAGTCTGGGACTGGATCAAATATTTCTGACCCAATTAGTAGTTTTACAATTCTTCCAGACTATTCTCCTTATGTGCAGTATTCTTCCTTTGCTTTGTATGGAGTTAAATAATGGCTAGCGCACAAACATATACACCGATTGCAACAACAACATTTGGGTCAAGCGCATCGTCGTACACATTTAATTCTATTCCTACAACTTATACCGATTTAGAATTGGTATTAAATCTAGCCCCATCAAGCGCAACAAATCCAATTTTTCAATTTGGAAATGGCTCAGCGGATCCATTGGCAAATTATTCTCAAACTTTTGTGTCGGGAACTGGTTCAGTTGCAAATTCAAATAGAACCACTTCAACAAATCAATTACAGGCTTTTATCAACGCCGCCGCTTCTGGACAATCAACAATAATTTGCAAATTTCAAAACTACGCAAACACTTCAGTTTATAAATCTATTTTGATGAGAACTGGTGGTGCCGGTAATGAAACAACAGCAAGTGTTGGATTGTGGAGAAGTAGCGCTGCAATCAATACATTATTAGTTAGCGCAAATATGGCGGCTGGAACATCGCTGACCCTCTACGGAATTTTGGCGGCATAAATGGCAACTTCAACATATAACCTCATCGCAAGCCAAGTAGTCGGTTCTGGCGGAGCCGCTTCGGTTACCTTCTCGTCAATTCCGCAGACTTATACCGATTTAAAGTTAACATTTTCAATTCGCGGCACACAAAGCAGCGATTTGCAAGACAACTCTTTAATTACGCTAAGCGGTTCCACCAGTTATTCTTCCAAACTTTTATTTGGTCAAGGTTCTGGCTCGCCTTCTTCTGCTTCAACATCAACAACTTCGTTAAATTTAAGCGAGTATCACCCTAGCGGTGGTGCAACTGGAAGCACGTTTGGTAATGGTGAATTGTATATTCCTAATTACGCAAACACTTCTTATAATAAATCCATATCCTCAGATTTTGTTATTGAAAATAATGGAACCGCAACATTTATGGGATTATCCGCTGGGCTTTCGTCCTATACTGGGGCAGTAACTTCAATAACTTTTACCCCAGTTAGCGGCGATTCTTACGCTCAATATTCATCCTTCTATCTCTACGGCATTCGCAATTCGTGATAGACTAATTGCATGAGTTACACCAATAGTTACCCATGCACCGTAGAAGGTTGCACCAGCGATAAAACTTCAAAACTGTATTGCCCAAAGCATTTGGCTAGATCCAAAAAATATGGCAATCCTTTAATGGGCAATGGCCGTGGGCGGCAAGTAAAGCACCTAACCTGCACCGTTAATGGATGCGATAAAAAGCATTGCGCGCAAGGGTTATGCCAAATGCACTATCGCCGCATGGCTCTTTATGGCGATGTTCATGCCAAGCCAGGCAAGGTAATTAAAGGCTCTCGCATTGTCAACAGGTCTGGCTATATAAGCATTTACGAACCTGCTAATCCAAATTCGGCTGGCAACGGCTATGTCCTGGAGCATCGGAAAGTAATGTCCGAGTTTCTTGGCAGACCGTTAACCCAATGGGAACAGGTTCATCATAAAAACGGTGTGCGCCACGACAACAGAATAGAAAACCTAGAGTTGTGGAACATAAGACAACCCGCTGGACAAAGACCCGAAGACAAAATTAAATACGCTTTAGAAATACTAGAGTTGTATGCACCACATCTACTGAACAAGGAGAACAATCATGGCAGATGTAGTCGACATTAACTGCGAGACAAAAGAAGTAACCACTCGCCCACAAACCGCTGAAGAAATTGCAGCAGCCGAGGCAGCAGCCGCACAAGCCGCCGCTGACAAGGCAGTCGCTGATGCAGCAGAGAAGGCAAAGGCAGATGCGAAAGCAGCCGCTATCGCCAAGCTCACCGCATTGGGGCTAACCGCTGACGAAGTGGCAGCACTGACAGCGTAAGCAGTACCAGCATTACCAGCCCCGCTACGGCGGGGCTTTTTCATTGGAAACTATTTAAGGAGTAAGTGTGGCGCTAGACGGCAATTTCCATATCGCGGAACGTCCTGTTGATCCGATTGGTCAACCATCAAACTCCGGTAATACCTTTAGTAACACAACCAATTCCTAC